CAGGAGCAGCTACATTCTCTAGTAGTGTAACAACAGGAGGAAGTCTTGATGTAACAGGAACAGGTAATGTTATAACAATTAGAAAAGCAAGTAATATTCCTGCTATTGCTTGGGTAGGTGCTACATATACTGCAATAATTGAAGGAGGAGATTATTTTAATTTTTATACAGGAGGTACAGGGGGTAGATTATATATAACAAGTGGGGGGGATATAGGAATTGGTATAACAACTCCTTTGCAAACTACTGCAAATAGAACTGTATTGACTGTAAATGGAACTAATCAGTCAATTATTAATTTAGGAAGTGGTGGAATTTTAAGAGGTTATTTTTATGGCGATTCAACTTCAGCAGAACTTTATTCAGCAGCTCAATTGAATTTATTAGCAGCAGGAGCAAATCCTATGTTATTCTATACTAATGGTACAGAAAGAATGCGTATTTTTTCAGGTGGAAATATAGCAATAGGGACTACTACAGATTCAGGTTATAAACTTGATGTCAATGGTACAGGAAGGTTTAGTTCAAGTGTAACAGCAAATGGAGATATTGTAGCAAACTCAGGAAGTTCTACAGCAGTATATGTTTATAATGCTAGTTCTATTAGAGGTAAATTAAGTATGACAGGTAATGAAGGAGATTTAACCCTTTATGGAAGTAGTGCAACTGCAAAAATTTATTTATCTGCTTATTATGCATCATATTTTAATAGTGGCAATGTATTAATAGGAACTACTACAGATTCAGGCTATAAACTAGATGTTAGTGGTACAGTAAGATTTAGTAGTTCATTAACAGGAACAAGTGCTTCATTTAGCTCAACATTATCATCAGCAGGTTTTACAGCAACAACAGGTTCATTCTCTAGCAATTTAACAGTTACAGGTGCATCTACCGTAACTTTTTCACCTTTAGTAGGAACAGGATCAAGAACAGTTTTAGCAAGTTCAACAGGTGTTCTATCTGCTCCTGTATCTGATAGTACTGTTAAAGAAAACATTCAACCATTAGATTATGGTATAGCTGATATAATGAAACTAAAACCTATTTCATTTGAGTATATAGAGGAATATAAAGATTATGGAGAAGGAAAACAAATAGGAAACATTGCACAAGATATGGCTGAGGTTATTCCTGAAGCAGTATTTACTACACCATCTACAGGTAAAATGGGAATTAATTATGATCAATTAAATGGTATTTATATTAAAGCATTACAAGAATTACAAGAACAAATAAAAGAATTACAATCACAAATAAAAAAATAATATGAAAACAATTTCACCAATCCAAACTTGGACAAATGGAAAATCAGTAGAGGCAATAATATTTAATATGTATGTAATAGGTGGTATCTTAGGCTCATCAGCATCATTCTACTACTCATTACTAGATGATAGTCTTGCACAAGTAAGTCAAGGTAACCTTACAATGAGCGGAGAGGATTATCTAGGATGGGGTAACAATGATGAGTATGCTTGGGAATGGGCAGCACAAGAGTTAAACCTTACTATTACAGGAGAATATATTCCTCCTGTTCCTCCTTCTCCTGTTCCACCAACACCAGTTATTGTAGAACCTACTATTTCTGCTGAATAATATAAATTGTTCATCAAAAATTTGGTAGTCTGAAATAATTACCATATGTTTGCCTCTAAAATAACCAATTTATGAAATATAGAGATTTAAACGTCTTAGCTAGTAACTTACAAGCAGTTATTACTAATGAAGAAACCAAGGTTCAGAAGAAGCTTGTAAAGATTTTTGAAAAGGTGAAGCCTATTGTTGAAGAATATCAAGAAAAAGCTAACGATTTAAAGATTGATAATGCTTCAGTGGATGAAAAAGACATTCTTTTATTAGATGAAAAGGGTGGATATAAGTTTACAAAAGACGGACTTAAAGCTTTGACCAAGCAATTACAAGACCTTGATAATCAAGAGTTTGAATTTACAAAGATCAATGTGGTTAACCCACAAGGACTTGAGAAATTTATATTTCTAAAAGACTGGTTATCAGGAGTTAACTTTATAGAAGAAGAGGAAGAAGAACTTTAATCTAAAAATCCTACAATAAATTACATAGCATGCTTTTTCCATATATATGGAAGGGGGATGCTATTTTCATAAATATTCATACATGGAACAAGATTACACACAAGAATTAAAAAGCATGGACGACAGGCTTATTGAAATGGAAGACAAAATTGATCTCATAGATACAAAGCTGACACAAGTTGTAGATGCTATTCTAGGTAATCCCCTGACAAAGTCTGGAGGATTTATGCATGACATTGAAATTATTAAACTACAAATACAGGAACTTGAAAGAAAGCAGCTAAGATATGAGGAGTTTAAAAAGAAAATTACATGGGCAATTGTTGTAATTGTAGCTATAGGTGCTATAATTCAATACATCACTTCTATATACTCAAACATTAAACCTAATTAATATGACAAAGCTAAAATTTGGAAAAAACGAATATTGGAAACCAACCCCTAAGAAAGTAAGAAAAATAGCAGATGCTATATCTGGAGCATGTGTATTCTCTGGAGGACTTACATCTTTAAATGGACATCCTATTGTAGGAACAATTATTTTTGCAACAGGATTCTTAGCTAAAATACTTTCAAATTTCTTTTCAGAAGATGAATCCGCTAAAACAGTTTAATCCATTACATATAGTAATTGTAATATTAGTTGTAATATTAGTTGTAATTATATTATTACAGAGAGGCTGTGCAAATGCTAAAGCCCCTCAAATAATTACAAAAATAGATACTGTCACTCAGATAAAATATGAAAGTGTTATAAAATATGGACATTCAAAACCCATATATATAAAAGCAGAAAGAGACTCAACCCTTCAAACTGAAACAGAATATATCCTTTCTGAAATAGATTCTGATATTTCAGACAGATTTGATACATTAGTTGAGCTGTATTCCATGAAGAACATATATCTGGATAGTATAAAAATTGATACATTTGGATATGTTACATTAACTGACACTATACAACAGAATAAATTCTTAGGAAGATCTTTTATCACCAACATAGTTATTCCAGAGAAGACAATTACAATAAACAAAACAATCACCCTTCCTCCTGTTAGACAGTTATATTTAGGAGCAGGACTAATGGGAAATAGACTTTCTCTAATAAATTCTGCAAGTGCAGGAATATTATATAAAGATAAACAGGATAGAATATTTGGAGCTTCTGTAGGAGTGAGTAACAATCAACTATCTTATGGTATTAGTTCATATTGGAAAATTAAGTTATGATAAAAATAGACGACAATTGCATTAATCTTGTTAAAAGCTTTGAAGGACTCTCTTTAAAAGCCTATCATGGTCCTAAAGATAAACCTGGAATAGACACTATTGGATATGGCACAATCATATATCCTCCATCTTATATGGGAGGAAAGAGAGTGAAGATAGGTGATCCAGATATTACAGAAGCTCAAGCATTTGACTTCCTTAAATACGAGATAAGTAAGAAACTAGTTGCTGTAGATCTTTTAATTAGAGACGATCTTACAATAAATCAATTCAACGCATTAGTAAGTTTTACATATAACCTAGGTGAAGGTTCATTAAAACAATCTCATTTAAGAGATAAAGTGAATGCTAATCCCAATGATCCCACTATACATGATGAGTTTATGAAATGGACATGTTCTAATGGAGAATGTGGAGTTAAAGGACTTATAAGAAGAAGACAAGCAGAATCTGATTTATATTTTAAAAAATAAAAACCAATGGCAAGATCAATTAGTAGTGATTCCAGAAAATTAACATTTGGAGCTAGAAAGAAAGGAAAAGCAAAGAAGGGAAGTGGTCCCAAAGATAAAGCTGTCTCTAAATATAGAGCACAGGGTCGTTAATCAAATTAAAATATATGGAAGGTGACAGTAAAACAATTAAAAAGATTAAAGGATGGCTCTTTGATGTTAGCCATGTTCTTCCTACCATTTGGTTACGACTTCCTATTCAAACTGATAATGGATCTAAGTGGGTCCTTTTGGATAGCAGACGTTACCTTTTATTTAATTTCAGGGTGCTTCTGGCTATCATATATTTTGCTATCCAAGCATTTAAATAAAACTAACAAGATTGATTAGAGTCATTCTAATTAATTTACTTATAGTGATTTTTTCACACCCATTGTAGATATTATAAAAGAACATATCTTTGGGAATTAATTTTTTATTATGGCAATACCATCTAGACAAATAGGCTGGGGTACAGAAGAAAACCTTTTGTGGCAAATTTCTAAACAATTAGAATCACTAACTGGTGTTGCATATAATATACCAGCTCCATTATCTCTTTATTCTGGAACTTTTTTTGATGTTACCACTCAAAATAATGGTGGAGCAACTACAGCTAATCAAGTATTAATATCGTCAACACAAGCTGCTAATGGATTTACATTAGCTAGCAATAAAGTGACTATTCTTAATTCAGGAACTTATTATTTAGATCTTGCTCTTCAACTTACATTCACTGGAGGAGCATCAAGTTATAATGTAACTGTTTGGTATACAATAGATGATGTAATTGTACCTAATTCTGCTTTTACATTTACTACCACTGGAGCACAAAATGATCAAACATTAGCTCATTTATCGGATACAATAGCAATGACTGCTGGACAATATATTAAGTTTTATTGGTGGTCAGCTGCTACTGGCATGAAGCTTTTAGCAACTGCTGCTGGAAGTAATCCAACTAGACCTTTATCACCATCTGTTAATTTTAATATATTTAACATAGGATAATCATGGCAATACCAGCAAAACAAATAGGATGGAGTCAAAAGAGCAATTTGCTTTGGCAGATATCTAAGCAATTAGAAATATTAACTGGTGTGATAGGTAGAAATAATACTACCACTACAACCACCACCACCACTGTTCCTCCAACTACCACTACGACTACTACTATTTAAAAGAATAAACCAATAAAAACTACATATGAAGGAATTAAGATTTATCTGTGCTCAACCAGATGATGCATATTACACATGGCAAGTGCATTTATGGGTGGAGAGCTTAAGAAACATTGGACATTCAGACAAAGCTACAGTGTTAATATTCACTCCTAGCTTTAGAGAAAAGAATGAGAATTGGAAACAGATTATTGATCTCTATCCAGAGACAGAATTTGTATTCTATAAAGATGTGGATGATGTAAGTAAACTTTTAGGAACATACATTCCTATTTTACGTCCATATATATTAATGAAATACTTCAAAGAGCATCCAGAGATGGTGAGCAAAGCAGTATTTTATTGTGATTCAGATGTAATTTTCACAGAAAAATTCAATATAGATGCTTACCTGGATGATGAAATCAATTATCTATCAGATACAAACAGTTATATTAATGCTTCATATTTTGATAGCAAGATTCACCAGGTACTACCTGAGAAGCTTGAAGAATACAAAACAATAGATGTTCTAGCTGAACTAACTAGTTTCATAGGAATTAGTAGAGAAATAGCAGAAAAAAACAATTTACATTCAGGAGGGGCCCAATATTTGTTAAAGAATATTGATGGTAGATTTTGGGAGAAGGTGATGACAGATTGTATATTCATTAGAAACTATTTATTAAGTATAAACAGAAGATTCTTCAAGGATGAAAATGAAGGATATCAAAGTTGGTGTGCAGATATGTGGGCTGTTCTTTGGAACCTTTGGTTGAGAGATCAAGAAACAAAGAACATTGATGATTTAGAGTTTGCTTGGAGTTCAGATCTTATTGAAAAATTAAATAAAACTACCATCCTTCATAATGCAGGTATAACCCAAAATGATATGGGAGACTATCCAGCATTCTATAAAGGTCACTATCATACAGGAAAAGATCCTTTTGATGATCCTCATTTATACAAAGTGTATGAGGATGAGAATAGTAAAAAAAGATGTACACATTATTATGTGTCTCAACTAGTGGAATTGAAAAATAAATATAATCTTAAATATTAATTATTATGATAAATCAGACAAAAGATTTAAAAGCATTTGTTCGCTACGATGGTAGTGGAAGAGTAGTTTCAAGCAGTTTAATACTTAGAAAAACTAAGCCAAAAGTAGGTAACTGGAAACAAGTACAAGGATATGAATGTAATAGTGGTGGTACATCTTACGAGATTAAAGCAACTGCTTCAGGTGCTGTATCAACAGTTATTACTTACAGAACTGGTATTGACAATAGTACACAAACTATAAATTTAGTTGGTACAACATTATTAGTGGCTACTATTTGTGCTGTAACTGGTTCTGTGACTGCTACAAATGCAGCAGGAACTACAACAGTTATTACAGCAGGTGCTGTTTGTTCATGTTCTGGTCTTGATCCTGCAACTAAGTTTAGTAATACAACTACTACATCAACTAGTACAACAACATCAACTAGTACAACAACAACAACAACTACTGCCACACCAACTACTACTACAACAACAACAGTTCTTTAAAAAATAAAAAAATGGCAATAAAATCACTATTTCCAGATGAAATGATGGAAAATGCAATGGGAAGTTCTCTAACATTAGAAACTATTTCAGGAAAGCTTTCTTATTTCTATGAGCAATTACATTTGTTACATTTCCAAACTACATCATTTGCTGAACATGAAGCTTTAGGCAAAATATATGATAAGGTTGGGGATTTTCAAGATGAGATTGTAGAGAAAATTATGGGCTATTCAGGAAGAAGAATTAAAGCATATAGAATTGATGTTTTAAAAGACTATGAATTAGGTGCTCCTAATAGAGTTGTAAGAGAACTAGTTGCTTTTGCAAAAGATCTTGAAGAGTTTGGTGAGTCTAATAATATGCCAGATATTGAAAATGTTGCACAATCTCTATCTGGAGAAGCTGCTCAAACACTGTATCGTTTAACCCTGAGTTAATGCAAATAAATAAAAAATTCTTTCCAGAGGTGATGCAAGATAATGAAATAGCTTATTTTGCTCACCTGGAAGGAATTATAGATTCAATTGATGAACTTTCAACATTAGAAATTACAAAGAATCCTAATTCTTATCACTTTAGACTAGCACCTTCATTACCAAAATATAATGAAATGCTTCTAGAGGAGATATTAAAGTTCCATAACATGTTTCAAATAAGGTTGTCATTGAGCAAAAGTATAAAATCTAGTGCTACAATTACCTTCGAAATAAATTTGGAAAATTAATATTAATAATTTACATTTGTTTTTTAAACCAAAATTTATATAATATGTCAGAAAATGTTGTTCAAATGAACACTTCTAAAATTGAAGAAGCACAAACAGTTAACACGTATGATCCAAATAAGAAATACACGTGGGCTGCTGATGATTCATTCATCCTCTCTGGTGGAGAGTTTGGTGTTATTTTAAACACTCTAAGAGCTATACTTGGAACCCCAGAAGCTTCAAGAGTTTTATTAGCTAACCAAGCAAATAACATTATTGAAGGTTCTCTAGCTAGAGCTGTAGAATCTGGAATTGTTAAAGAAGCTGTAGAAGCTGAATAATGATTTTAGAACCTACCAATAGAATTGATGTACAAACTCCTAATGGTGATGGTATAATATGGTTGGTTACTGACTATGGTCATGAAACAGATACTATTTATACCATCATTATTAATTCTACAGGTGAACTTTGGCAATTTACACATAAAGATATCATTGTCAAAAATAACATAACATTTAATAGAAAATGAGAACAAACGCAAAACTAAAGCCATATGCAAGATTTCTTGGAAATGGAGAAATAGTACCAGGTAGTCTTGGTTTATATTATAGTGCCCCTACTGTTGGTATTTGGAAAGAGATACAACCAATCCAATATTTTAATCAATATAGTAGTAATTATATTAGTATAGTGCAATCCACCTATCCTAATGCTGTATTATCTAACACTTTTGCAAACAAGTTAACAAGTTATCTTAATAGTAGAGGAGTTAAGTCAGAAGATACTGTTTTAAATTCTACAACATGTTCAGATGATGTTAATGCTTCTGAGTTTGCTGATATAATGAATATAGGTCAAAATCCTCCATCATTAAATAACTATCTAGGACCATTTATGGGTGGTGGTCTTGCTGGATATCCTCATACAGGGATATTAGGATTACAAGCTTGGCAAAGTCATGCTACAACAGACACTCCTAATAATGGACCATTGTTATTAATGAATATGCCTCACATAGGTATTACAAAACAAGCAGATCTTGTTGCAGCTAATGATAATGTAGGTAGAATGTTGAGAAGGGGTAAAAGTAGTGCTACAGGTGATAATACATGTGGAGCAGTTGCTACAGCTATTGCTGATGCAATTACATTAGCTGGTGTTGCACCAGTGGCTACAAATGCTCCATTTATAAACAATTACCAAAGATATCAACTTGCGTTGATTACGTATGCTTCTTATGCTTATTATAACACTCATACGTATTCACAAAATATGATTCAAGCTACAGAACTTATAAGAGCAGCATCATTCACTATTTTAAAAAATACATTAATTCCTGCATTAACTGGAGCAAGTAATTTATATTTCATGTCAGGTACATTTATTAATGTAGATGATGGATTTTCATCATGTATTAATTTTAATGAACTTTGGGTGAGAAATGCAGGAACTTGGACAGATCTTACAGCAATATTCAATGCATATAATTAATGGCAACCATCCCAAAGACAAAAGTTTATAACCCACAGAAAGCAGAAGCTTATGTAGGAAAAGGTGTTCTTAAAGGTGGTGGTAAAGTAAAAATTAGTGCTGGAGGAGAGAAACATGTTATATACAAAAAAACTTCTCCTACAGGTATTGGTAAAGGTAAGAAAGGTGATATTATGGTGAATCATCCCACCACTGATAAAGGTAAATGGGACACTATAGATCTTACACAAAAAGCCAAAGCTAAAACAGTTGCACAAGGTGTAGCTTCTACAAGAAAATGGCATAGAGAAAATCCTGAAATGAAAAATGGTGGTAAGATAAAATGCTGGACAGGATATGTAAAGAAAGGCACTAAGAAAGGTAAAGGTGGTAAAACAGTTAATAATTGTGTTAAAAAGAAATAGGTATGGCAACAGCTAAAAAAGTTCTTAAAAATGGAGGAATCACTCCTGTACCTAATGGTCCATTGATTAAAAAAAAAGGACCATTCAAAGGATCCACACTAAAGAATGGTGGATCTACTCCAGCATGGACTAGAAAAGAAGGTAAGAATCCTACAGGTGGATTGAACGCTAAAGGAAGAGCTTCATATAATGCAGCTAATCCAGGAAAACCAGGATTAAAAGCTCCTCAACCTGAAGGTGGTTCTAGAAAAAAATCATTTTGTGCTAGAATGGGTGGTATGAAAAAGAAACTTACAAGTTCTAAAACAGCCAATGATCCAAATAGCAGAATTAATAAATCACTCCGTAAATGGAAATGTTAAAAAATAAATATTATGGCAAAACAAATGATTAAACGTGCAGATGGTTCAACATCTCAACGTGGTTTATGGGATAATATCAGAGCAGCTAAAGGATCTGGAAAGAAACCTACAGCTCAGATGCTTAAACAAGAGAAGAAAATTAAAGCTAAAACAAAAAAATAATGGCAACAGTTAAAAAAATTAAAAAAGCTCAATACGGTGATAGTACAGCTATCTACAAGAAAAAAGGTAATCAAGCTGCATTAGAAATGTCAAAAGCTACTTCAGCTCCTGCTATGAGAGAAGCTTCTATGAAAATAAAGCAAGCAGATAAAGATGTGGATAGACAAAAGCTTAAAGGAAAGCCTGGATATGATAAAATGGGCTTTAAACTTAGAGGTGGTGGTAAAATGAAAAAAGCTCAAGCTGGTCTTGGTCTTAAACCATCTGCTGCTGTTGGACCAATTGATCCTAATGGTGCATGGACTAAAGTTCAAGAAAATACAATAGCTGGAAAAACAGCTGCTGCTCCTGTATTAAAGAAAGATAAAGAACTTGGTGCTACAAAGATGAAATCTGGTGGTAAAGTAAAAGACAAGAACTGGATTCAAAAGGCTGTTAATCCTAAACACAAAGGATATTGCACTCCTATGACAAAAGCAACATGTACTCCTAAAAGAAAAGCATTAGCTAAAACATTTAAAGCAATGGGCAAAGCTCGTAAAGGTAAATAATTATTAAAATATAAAACAAATAAAAATGGCAACAATTAAAAAAGCTGTTAAAAAAGCAATAGCTAAAAAAGTAATGGATAAAATGGCACCAATGATGAAAGGTGGTGGTACATTATCTCCATCTAAGAATTCTGTTTCTAAGAATGTTGGTAACCTTAACAAAGCTAAAGACGGTGCTTCATTTCCTGATCTTAATAAAGATGGTAAAATTAGCAAAGCTGATATTCTTGTAGGACGTGGAGTTATTAAAGCTAAAGCTGGATCTAAGATGAAAATGGGTGGTAAGATGGCTAAGCAGGCTGCAATAGCAATTGCTATGAAGAAAGAAGGCAAAACACCTAAGAAGAAAATGCAATATGGTGGATCAGCTGCTTCTATGGTACCTACATCTATGAAAAAAGGTGGAATGATGAAGATGGGTGGTAAATGTAAAAATGGTTGCTAATGACATCAGGTAAAGCTAAGAAGTCTGGAGCACCAAGAAAGGCTCCCAAGGTAAAGCCTCCTAATCCAGTTAATGGAAATTATATGAAGGAAGCTGATACAGTTAAGAGACTAAAGAGTCCTATGGCTCCTATGAAACAAAAAAGATTATCAAAATGATATGCTCTATTCATAATATATATTATGAAGGAACATGTCCTAACTGCCTAGAAAGTAATAATAAATAAAACTGGCAAGCCCCCCTATAGTCTCAGTATTATAGGACTAAAAGAAAAGCTCCCTATTAAGGAGCTTTTTTTTATTTCTTCATTCCCCAGAAATATAAATCTTGAGGCCATGTTTCTCTAGCAATAAACTCATGCTCAGAGAAATGATTTTCCATATCTATCTCTTCACGAATATCTTGTTCTGTAAGATTCATGTAATAATCATTCTCAATTTCTGATGTAAATGGAGAATCTTGAGGAGTAGTTCTTTTTGTACCATGTTCATGTCTTCCTGTTGTAGCACAACTAAATAAGAACACTCCTCCTGGTTTAGTTAGATTGATGCAGTTTTTAATTGTATCTTTCCAAAATTCATCATGTTCAAAACATTCAGCTGATATAACAATATCAAATCCTTCAGAGTCTTTAAATTCATGTCCTCTACACACAACATCTACATTATTTCCTGCACCAATATCTACACCAATGTATTTGTAGTTTGTAAATAAATAATGATTGTTTCCATTAATATCTAATGAACCAATATCTAACACTCTGCAATTTGTAAACTTTTCAGGAAATTTATCTTTTACATATGTCATGAATGTTCTCTGTTCTGGATGTGCCATTTTACAATTTTAAATAGTTTTTTAATATTTCTGAATAATCTTCTTTCCAATTAGGAACTAATAAGACTTCTCCTGTTGGAATTCTTCCATTGATTCTTTCTCTTTCAATATGAGCACTGTGCCTTTGTATAGCATTGAGTTTTCCAGGATGATCTGTACCTTCTCCACTCATATGATAACCTCTACCTCCCCACATATAAAACCAAGAAGCTTCTTCTTTAGGCATTTTAACAAATAGTCTTCCTCCATATCTATTGATACTTTCAATAAATGTCATATCATATCCAGCATTTTCAAGAGGATGTCCTCCTACAGCTTTCCAAGCTGATTTACGAAACACAATACCAGAATTACCTATCCAACCCACTTGTTCAATTCCTGTAATATGACATAACACTCCTGTTTCCCAGTGAATGATATTCACACTATCAGTCATGTATTTAGCTACATTATTTAAATGGTGTGGTAGAGCTACATCATCATCATCCCATTGACATATTATATCTCCTTGACATAATTCTGTAGCATAATTCTCTTTTTTACCTATAGTGGTAAAGGTCTCAGATAGATTAACTATTTTAATTTGAGGATGATCATAAATAAGAGTTTGCAAAGGATAGTCATTAACTATTACAAGCTCACACCTATCTGAAGGATAGTCTTGCTTGAGAAAAGATTCAATACTCTCCTCAAGCGTAACTACTCTTCCGTAAGTTATACATTTACAACTAATGAATGGAAGCATATTATCCAATTGATGTTAACATATAGAATCTACTAGCATCAGCATCATCTAAATAGATTTCACTTTGAAATATATTACGTTCACGCTTAACACCTTTAATCTTGTTGGTCCTAACATCTATATCTGGAGTTTCTTGTACTCTCTCATGAAGATCATCTAATAAGACTAATGTCCTACCATCTTCAATTGATAGGCTACGAATAACCTTTTCAACGTTAAAACTGTCTGTATAAGTTTTAAATTCTGGGGCTTCAGGAGTTCCTCCTGTAATGTCTTTTCTAGTGTAAAAGAACTGATTTTTCATGTTTATTTTGGTTTATTGTTTAAAATTATTATCTATTATATTCATAATCTAGGATTTTTCCAACAAGATCACTTCTGTGATTTTCTTTTAATTTAATCCATTTAATGTCTTTGATTTTCTTAGATAGTTCTATAACATAACTAAGTCCATTAAAGTCATCTTTAATATCCTTTTGTTCATTATCTCCATTAATAATAATCTTTCCTGTTTTACCAAGCCTAGTTAAAATTGCTAATATTTCATGCTTAGAAAGATTTTGAGCCTCTTCTACAATTAAAAGATCATCTACAGTTTTACCACGAATGAATTGTACAGGAAGAGCCTTCACCTTACCATCTTTGAGCATGTTGTCCACTTTAACTTTATCCCAGCATTTGTAAAGATTATCTTTGAATGCTTCTAGATATGGATCAAACTTTTCTCCAAGATCTCCAGGTAGAAAACCTAATGATTTGCCCACTTCAATTGCTGCTCTAGTGATGTAGATTTCTTCTATTTGTTTTTTATTAAGAAAATCTAATGCCACTTGGGCACATACAAGGCTTTTACCTGTACCTGCCACACCTGTAACAACAACCACTTGATTATCTACAATAAGACTTTTAGCAATTTTTTGTTCTTCATTGAGTTGAATAAGATATTTTATATCTGTTTTTCTTTCTCTGTTAGGCTTTTCCATATTTAATTTTTAATAATTCACGTTGTTTATTAACTTCTTCGTATTTATACATATCACCTTCTACATTGGTGTGTTCATCAAGTGTCAAAAGTATGATATTTTCTTCATCTAAAGAAGCTTCTGGGTATTTTTCTTTTGGAAGAATGTGATGGAAATATGTGCTCATTGGTTCCTTACCTAAATATTTTCCACTAATCTCAGAGAAATGTCTTCTTTTTTTCCATAAAGACATAAAAAACTCCTGCATCTCACTAATTTTCTTTACGTTACCAGCAGAAAATGCAGATTTGTTTAATCTAGATTGAGCTAGAGGTTTTCTAGGTTTATGTTGAAAACAATATTCACTATCAGCATTCTTACCACAGGTTAAACATTTCAAATTACATACAGTTTAGAAAATGATATAATACGCTACGATCTCTATTGATCAATAATGCTGCTTTTCTTGTATTTAGTCTTCTACTAATTACAGCCTTACTAAAATCTATTAATACACGTCTTTCTTTTTCATAATCACTGTGACTCACTCTGAGTTTCTTAGCTCTAAGTTTGTTAGCATCAGCCCCATGTTTTGAAACACAATCATTAAATAGTTCTTCCAGAGATTGATTACTTACAACATCTTCTCTAGGATAGTCAATCAATCCTTTCATTCTCAACCAGTCTATCTCTAATTTTCTATCAAATAGTTCATAAAAGTCTCTCTGGTATTCCTTAATTTTTCCTAATTCTGTTAGCTTCATATTATTTTTTTATAGTTTCCTCCTGTTTTTAAATTATAAAGATCAATAAAGAGGTTAATTTGATCCTTCCATATCTTATATGCTTTCTTCTTAGTCTTGCTAACCTTTTCAGTTTCAAGTTTTTCTATCTCCTTTTTAATATCAGGAGCACTAAGATATTGTTTTTTAAAGATGTCTATTTCATCTTCATTAAGGGATGTGATTATACTCATATATCTAATAATTTAAAGAGTTTTCTAAATGTGTTAATGTCTTTACATTCTCCTTTAAATAATGTTCCCTCAGCATTATATATAGAAATTCTAAAGGACAATATCTCATCATGTAAATAACCAATGTAGACTTTAAGAAATATATCTTTTTTAGTATAATGATTTATAGATGTCTCTTTCCATCCCTCAGCTTCTATTTGTTCTTTAGTGAGATAGGGAACTCTAATTATTTTATCTTTTATACACTTAACTACTGATTCTAATGCAGTGTATGGTTTTACTGTAATTGGGTCCCACTCAGCATATAATAAAAGCTCACATTCATAACCAGCATGTATATCTTCTATATCTGGAGTAAAATATTTATTTTCCATAAATATTAATTTAATCCTGTACTTCCAAATCCTCCTGTTCCTCTTTCAGTTTCTGATAGGTCTTCCACCTCTATGAATTCAACAGGAGTGACAGCTTCAAAATATATTTGTCCCACTCTATCTCCTGCACCATAAGGAAGAGAAGTAGTTATAAGATCACCATTTAATGGTGTGAGAATCATTTTCCATTCTCCACGATAGTCAGCATCAATAATTCCCATTGAATTATTCATCATCCAGGGATGTTTAGTTAGATTACTTCTAGGGATAAGAATTCCTTTATATCCTCTAGGGATTTCTGTTTTGAATCCTAGTCCTATTACCATTTTACCATCCTCAAATGTAATAGAATGTGCATATACATCAGAGCAAGCAGCATCTAAACTCCCTTTAAAAGGAAGTTTAGTGTTGCTAGAGATTTTTTTAAATTTCACTTGTAACATCAGCAATTATTTTTTCATCGGTTAAAAATTCAATTTCTATTTTAGGTTCTTCTACGACAACCTTCTCTATTGCATTAATCTTGTCAATGATTTGAGACTTTAATTGATTATAGAATTCTTCATTGTCTGTTAATAAAGCACTGAATTCCTCAATAGTATATTTGGTTTCTCCCATAGTGATGGTTTTTCCCCATTTCTTGATAAGTTCAAAGTCACTAGCAAGTTCCATAATCTCTTTAAGTTTATCAATACCCACACCATAAACAATCTCAAATTGTGCAAGTTGATATGGAGGAGACATTTTATTCTTAATAGACTTCACCTTAGTTATATTACCATAAGCTTGATCACCTTCTTTTGCAAGACTCTTACTCACTTCTATACGTACATCTGTATAAAACTTAAGAGCATGTCCACCTTGTGTTGTAGTGGGGTTACCAAACATAACACCAATCTTTTCCCTGTATTGAGAAATTACAATAACACAAACATTGTTTGCTGATAGGGCACCTTTTAGTTTTGGATAGGCATTGCTATTCAATAAAGCTTTTCTACCAATAGAACTATCCCCCACCTCACCATCTAACACTTTCTTAGGAATTAAACTTGAATCTGAATCGATGATAACAAGATCAATTGTTCCTGTATTAATCATTTCCATAGCAATGTTAAAACCTTCTTCACCACAACTTGGCTGAGCAATCAACATTTTATTTGTATCAACTCCTAGAGATTGGAAATAAGTTTTATCTACAGCATGCTCTCCATCTATATAGAGCACCACTCCACCTTTCTTTTGACATTCTGCTACAGCATGTCCACAGATTGTAGATTTACCTGAACCTTCCCATCCCATTAGTTCATACATTTTACCTTTTGCAAATCCTCCAATACCTAGAGTGATGTTATCAAATCCAATACTTCCTGTACTGATTAGATCATAATCACCAGTTCCTTTACTGTCTAATGTAAGAATTGTACCTACACCATAGGTTTTGTTTAGCTTATCAAGAGCCTCTTGATGTTTGCTGTTCACCTTTACTTCTTTTGTTGCTTTTGCCATATTTTTTCTTTTTTTATTTTAACAAATTTACTAAAATTAATCCACATAACGTTAAAAAATATACACTTTTTTTGAAAAAAAATAGCCCCAGTGTAGAAACACCAGGGCTTTCATCATTATTAATCAAAAACAAAAAATATTATCTTTTATCTTTTATAGAATAATAAATACCATTTATTATATTCTGTACTAGGTTATCTCCTTTCATATTACACTATTTCACATGCTCCTCCTCCACAAGCAACAGATTCATTAAAATTCACTGTATCATCTAGCTCTGTAACATTTGTAAGATCAATAGATTTTAAAGAATTAATCTTCTCATCATATTGTTCTTTTGTAATGTCCTCGAAAGGTGCTTGTTTATAGCTTCCTCCAAAATGTGGTAGTACAGATAGTCCATTGTACACTTCTCTATTTTCCCACATCCAATCACCTACCTCTTTCCATCCATCTTCTAGAATAGAGATTGTAGCACTTACATTATGTGTATTATCTCCATTTAAATGTCCTGGTACAATCCATTGTGTAGCAAATTTCTTTACACGTTCTAATGTATCAAGTGCTGTTTCTGTTCTAAGGATAGATCCTTCAGGAGCTTTAACTGGAATACGTACACACACTGTATCTTTAGGTCTAAGTACATCATCTTCACATAATTCTGGGTGGTTCACCATTAAATAGCTAGCAATGTCCTCATTCTTATTAAATCTCATGGTTCTTAAATAGTAGTCATTATGCCAAGCATGAATTCCACTAGCTGTACCTAAGACTAGACTAGTTGTTCCACTAGGCTTAATACATGTAATTCTAGCTGCTTCATTAGTTCCAATTTGGGCAGATATCATACTATTAACAACCTTTGCTGTGTTTGCAGCTATCTCAAGATTGTATTTTAAGATTTCACCAGATCCTATACCTGTCATTCCTATGCCCAATAGAGCATCTTTCTGTGTTGTCTTAGCCCAGATAGGTCTTAGATAATGAAAGTCACTAAATCCAGCTTGCAATGTACCAAAGAATGATGCTACCACCACTCTATCATTTAATTCTTCCTGACTAGATATATCACTAACATTCACCTCACATAGGTTACAGAATTGATATGGTCTTAGCCCAATCTCACAACAAGGATTAGTTCCCCAATCTTTGTTATTAGTCCAATAGATTCCTGGTTCACCACTTCCTGATAGTTCAATCCTTTTCCAAAGAGCTAAGAATTCTTCTTCTCCAACTTGTCCTCTCTCAAGAACAGCTGAATTATTACTTCTACCTCTTTGCTCATTCAATTCCCACCAAGATCCATATTTACATGTGATCATTTCCTCATCATCATGACTAAATAAAGAGATCATTGCACTTCTTCTAATTCCTCCAGCTAATACAGAATTTGCTATATGACATTGAATATCATGGCATTCTAAAGGAGATAGCTTACTACCATTCTCTTTTCTTTCCATAACAGCATCAATATGAGCTAATGCTATCTTTAATGGTTCAGGACCAGGTGCTTTACCACCAGCTGTAACAAGTCTTGCTCCTTTGTGTCTAATAGCTCTAAAGTCAAATTTAGGCTTATATCCACCTTCAAAGTAGAATTTCATTAACACTTTAACAGCATCAGCCCATCCCATAATACTATCCTCAATTAGATAGGTTCTCATTTTATAAGTGTCTTGCTTCTTTATAGCTGGAAGTTGTTCTACGTGATGTTTTTGAACACTAAATCCTACACCAGTTCCTCCTAATAAAAGAAACATAGTTTCTGAAAAGCTATGTAAGCTATCAATTGGTAGGTAGCAACAGTTGTAAATTCTTGCATTATTCACTTCAGCCGCACTTCCTGCAAACTGTAATGCTCTCATAGATGGTAAGACTTTCTTTTCTCTGATGAATTTAGCACTATTGATGATAGCATCTTCTAATAAAGGATATTTTTTAATCATCATTGTTTGATAACGATCAATAATTTCATCCCAGGTTTCTCTTCGTTTTAGTTCTGAATTGTATTTAGCATATTTGCTAAAAATTGTAATTTTGCTCAAGGCTTCTAATCCTAAATCCATGTGTTTTTTGTTTGTATGTTAAAAAATAAAAGGGGAATGCGAATTTAATGCATCCCCCTTTACTAACCAAGAGAAAACTAAAATATTATATAACCATGTTCCTTATTAACATACCAAGTTCACAATCATTTGGATGATCTTTAACTAACCTAGTTATTTCTTTATTTAGATACATTATTTTCTCTAAATAAAGAGTAGCATCCATCAATTCTTCCTGTAGATGTTTTAAATAATTATCCTTGTTATTGTCTTCTAGAGTGGTGCCATATTTAGCAATACCAATATAACTCCTATCTTCATATTTATTAATAACTTGTTCTACTATTTTATCTCTCATAATTTATCTATATTTATCCAACCTTCTTCCATAGGTCCTTTTTCATTTAATATAAAGTTTCCTTTAAGAATTCTAATATTTACGCCAGGTAGGGAATTTAACCTTGCTCTTGTAGTGACAGTTTCCCAACCACAATGATTAATTAGAAGTTCATCTTTGTCATTTCTTTTAGCTATAAGATTATCATGTAAATATAAATGAGGCTGACAATCTATAATATCTATTTTCGTATGTTTATTACGAAAACGTCTTTTTATAGTAAAATTTGTTTTGACCAGTTCATCTATTTGTCTCATAACTTACTATTTAAAATTTCAAATGCTTGTTCAATAGCAGCTCTTTCTGCTCCTTTTCTATTATTATAAACAATTAAAGAAACAAAAGAATTATTTATAATATGAGTAAATGTAGCTGATGAATCTTCTGGTAATACATTAATTTGAATATATATATGATTTTCATCAAATGCATCAAATAATGCTCTTGGACCAATATCAATCACTGCTGCAATTTTATAATCATCCACTCCTTCATTCCTGACATGTTCTTTAAAATCTTCTGGAAGAGAATCGTTGTTTAATGATTCTAACATTTTTTCTAAATACCATTGTTTCACTACAATAGCAGCTTTTGGGTAGGCTTCTAATAATTCTAATGCTGTCATATTATTTTTTTAAGTTTTGTGTTAATTCATTTCCTGCTTTTCCCCACCAATCTCTCTCAAAATCATATTCTACACATTCATTGTCTCCAGATTTGATACAATCATTATATAGAATTGAATTCTTTGTACTTTCCATTTTACAAAATAATATAACACTAGTTACACCAAATTGTCTCACTAGTTCATCTAGTATTTCTTTATTGTACATGCTCTTTAAATTTATTAATGTTAAGAATTTCATTTTTATACTCATATCCATGCCAAACTTCTTGATCATGATCAAATATAACTCCTAGCTTTTCTTCCCAAAATAAAATCATGTCTTCAGTTTTATTAAAAACTCTGTATTGTAAAGATATTTCCTCTCTATGAAGTCCATTCTTTACAATTTTGACAATTTTTGGAAATAATGCTTGGAATTCTTTAGAAGTTCTAGAATATAAACCTTCTTTTACAAGCTTGTAATCCTTATTAAATTTTGGATTTAGCTTGTAAACTACGACAATATATCCATCTTCATAATCATAATCATCTATTACGCTTTTTGTCCTTTCATATTCTCCATCTAGAAAACTACGAAACTTATCAAGATTGGATGGTTTAAACAAAAGATAGACACAGTTTTCATAACTTGCTGCATCTGGGCTTTCATCTTTTGCATAACCATTTATATATCCATTGTCTTTTAGCTTGTCTTTATCTATCTTTAGCGTAGGAACCATGAATATACTAGTTATTGTCTTTTTTATCTCCATTTATCTAATGTTTACTACTCCGTTATTAATGTAATTCTCCTTGCTGATATTCCATGTATCATTAGCAATTGCCCAGTCTAAGTTCTGAATCAATAATTTAACACCTGGATAGACTCTTCCTTTATGTTCAAATCCATTATATGCATCCATTATATCTATATCAGTCATTGTATAAATCAATGGATTGAAATAGTTTGTGCTGTCACATACAATAAACTTAGGATAGAGAACTGTATAACCTTCAGGACATATATATGCAGATGCTTTCCAATATAAATAAGCTTGAATATAACTTCTCCTGTATAGATAATACTCTTCATAGAAGTTTTCTACAGCCCAAACACATTTAAGATCATACACCTGGATTGTTTTCTCATTGTGATCAATCACAATTTTATCCATCATACTCTTAAATGGATGCTCATCCACAAGATATCCTTCTACCTGGAATTGATTCATCACTGTATAACGAACACTACTAACTAAATTAATCACTTCTTTAGTGACAAAATTAGTTTTAAGTTCAGTTACTGTTCTATCAGCATTAGCTATATCTTCAGTGGTTACCACTGTAAGACCTTTAGCCTGCACTTCTCTCATTTCTTTATAGAAGATTTCTGCATCACTTCCTATAAACTTAGTAAGAACAGCTTCAAATTTAATCTTAAACCCAGAATCAACATATGCATCCTGTGCAATCTGTTCAAATGTTCTTGTAACTGCACCAGTATCAGCATCTGTAGAATCTATTGTATGCTTACTTAAAGCATTTACAAAGTCTAACATCAATCCTGTAGGTGCTTTACTACATACAGATAGATAGAATCTATTGTCAAACTCTTCTGGTTCTAATAGAAGTGTCTCAACTATCCTGCCAATTGTCGCAGCCTTGTTTACACCTTCTTCTACTGCTTCATTAAGAATATACTTACGATGGTATTTCTTTCTGTCTAGACAAAATTCCTTCAAGGAACTAGAGCTGTCCATTTTTACTGCTCTATAGGTTGCTTCTGTTTTCATATTTTTTGTTTAAATGATTCAACAATTAGTGAGTACATCATTCTAACTTCCGTAGGAACGTTTTTAAAGAACCATCTCACTTCTAATTCATAATCGTAATCTTCTGGATTAATTCTTTTTGGATTTATTAGCCAGAACTTGTGTTGTCTACCTTGATATTCTACATATCCTTCATGCCAATTCTCACAGAATGATGGTGTTTTGTTAATACTAATTTCACTTTTCTGTTCCATTTTTATCGTTTTGAGTTTTAATATTGTGACAATTCTCACATAAGACTTGTAAGTTGTCAATTTCACAGAATAACCTTTCTACAAACCCTGGAAGATCGTTAGCACACTTCAATGAACCTGCTCCTATAATATGATCTACGTTAACTTTCTTTTCAATAAACCAATTCTTACACTCATTGCATTGATATTCAAATCTTTGTCGCTTATTAGGTCCTTTGTAAACTCTTTTAGCTAACATTTTGCATTGTGTAATAGGTTTCCACCATCTTGATTTTTGTCTAAGACCACTACGTATAAAACTCCAGAAAGCACTTTCACTCATTGTGCCAGCATTTCTAGTCTTGGGAGCAGCTATTCTTTTCTTTGCAACTTTCTTAGGGGCTGCTTTTTTCTTTCTAATCATAATAAATAAATAAAATCTGTCCCAAATATACGAAATAAATGGGACAGATTATGTTAAAATTTAATCAATATTGCTCACTCTACTTGAAATTTCACTTTTCATTTCATCTAGAGATTTTACAATATTGTTAATTTCATTTACAGAAATACTTGGCAGATTGAAATCATGCTTGCTAGTTTCTGTTTGGAAACCTTCTTTAGCTTTCTCAGCAAGATTTTCCAATTCACGAATTGCATATGCTTCATCTAGCTGTAAGAAATCAAAATCTTTATCATTCATGATTTCATTTGCTTCAGTAACATTTGTAGTCATAAATGGAAGATATTCCCAGCATCTACCCTTCTCTGTACCAATACCCACAACTTTCATAGGATTGTGAAGAGTGAAAACTGTTGTATCACCACATAGAACATAAGGAGCTGTATGACCAGCAAAGTGTAATCCTGCTGTAGCACAATCTTGTGTACTCCAATCACAATTCTCACTTGGCATACTCACCACTTGTCCAATGCGAATATCAAATGTTCTTGTCCAGTTGTCTGTAAATCTATTCTCTGATCTATTAGGAAGATCAAGATATAGTTCTGTTAGATTACCAATCAATTGACCATTGTCTTTATGATAGGTAACTTCTACATCACCTTTACCATCGCACTCATAACAATGACCATGATCATCATATTCTTCATCATATTCAAAAGTTGTTCCAGAACCATCACATCTATCACAATCTTCTATCATAGTGTAAGTTAAGGAATCAGTGTGAACCATTTTATATGCACCATTCTCTAGGAATACATGATAATCAGCTGGAGATTTCTTCCATACAGCTTTCACTTTATTATAAGCATTGCTAATGAAATGAACTAGTTCAGCAGATCCATGAGATGTTACAACATTTCTCAATGCTACAAAGAATCCTTGTTTAGTGATCTTCATACCATTTTTACTTAGGAAATCAAATAAGCTGTTTGCCACTTCTACTCTTGGATTTAGACAAGCCCACATAAAGAACCTCTTTAGTCCAACGAACTCATCATTTTGTAACAACAACTTTTCTGCATATGGTTGGGAGAAATCGCTATAACTGTCTACAATCTCTATAAATCTTTCTATTAGTAATTGAGGAAGACTTCTATTTATTCCAGATAGATAGACAGAATTACCCTCCACTCTAAAATGGCTAAACTTGCTCAAAAGTTCAAAACCTTTGTGAATAGCTTTAAACCTTTTAACTTCATCTTCTCTTTCTTTTCTTTCTTGCACCACTTCCTGTGTAGCAACAAGATCAATTAACATGTTCTCTGTAAAACATGCTCTAGCTCTTTTGAAATCATCAGCTGTAGCTCCAGGCTTTGTAATTATGCTACCATCTTTTAGAACAATGGTGAGCACATCATTCACTAGTTTTACATTTAGATAGGGCTTGTTGTCTAAATCTTCTTTAGGCTCAACTTTAGGTTCACTGCTTACAATGTTGACACTAATTGTGTCTGGGAAAGGTGTTTTAAATAAATCTTTACGTAAGAGGTCATTTTTGATCCTCTGTTCCTCAATCTGTAAATCTTGTAACTCTTGTACTTTTTTGGATTTGAACCAATTGAAACTGATACTCATGTTGTTTTTGTTTTAAATGTGAAAGGGGGAGAATATCTCCCCCTTTTTAATTAGTCTATTAATTCTTCAACGTTTTCTTCTGTTAGCTCTTTCTCTAACAACTTTTCTTCTGTCAACTTAATGTTGTAGTTTTTCCAATCTATTCTTGTTCTGTAATATTTGAACAAATCTGCAATAGCATCTAGAATTGGATCTTTCTCATTACGATAATAAGAAAGCTTATCACATAATGGTTGTAAGAATGTAAGTTTCTCTGTAAGAGTTTTAATTTCCTTATATATAGGATATATCTCTCCATCGAACAAATTGTTAGCGTTAGCTATTTCTAACATTGCACTATATATGTCTTCATTTGCATAACAAAAATATTTACCCTTGTATTCTTCTAATAAATCAAGTTTTAGATAGAGATCACCAGAAATGCCCATAAGTTGTTGTTTCTTCTCAAACACATCCTCATTTTTCCTCATTAATTGATGAATAAGATATGCAGTGATTAGTCTTTTGAATGGTTTGTTTTTACCTTCCATAAATGTTTCAAGTTTTACCCAATTGTGAATGTCTATTTTTTCTAGATTCTTTAGTTCCCTTTCTGAGAACTGAATAAATTTAATCTTTGTTTTCATCCTGTTGCCTGCAACAATACTAAACAATTTATCCATTTTAGCTACATCAGCATCTCCACCATATACAACAAGGTGTTTCATGCGATGTATTTCCTCTAGTTTATAGGTTACACTCACCCATTTACAGTTTTTACCATCTACATATCTCTCTAATGGTGTGCCTTCTTTACCAACAATCTCTCCTGCTAGTTTAACTCTTCTTACACCACCACCAGTTGTTCCAGTGATAACTGCTTTTGCTCTTGTGTTGTTTTTTATCCATATATCAGGAATAACCATCTCATCAAGATTAATAAAATTATTAGTTAACAGGGATACAATATGTTGATATTCTTTAATTCTATCTCTCCATTCAGATTTTGGATGTTTTTTAAGCTCTAGTAATGTTACATATGTTTTATAATTAGTGGTACGTAAAACACTTCCTAATGTAACAGATGTATGTTTTCTCTTAACTAGTTTACCTTCATTCTCCCATCTTCCAGTATGAATAGATTTCAAATAGTTTTTCTTTGCACCAGAGATTTTATCAGAATATATGTAAAGTTTATGTCTGTCTATGTCTGATGTATTAATCACTTGATCATAGCTTCTCTTTGCTTCTTTTATTCTGTTATTAGAAACACTATGCTTTATCTCATATTCCTGAAGAAGATGCTCTCTTATGAAATTAACTCTCTCAAGATCTAAGAGTTTAACACCTTTCAATGTAGGACTTAGAAGCTTTATAGAACACCACTCATGTAAATTGCTAATATTTAATGATGAATCTTTTTTGAATCCTTTTACATACCTTCGAGATTCAGAGAAATGTTTAAATACAGCCGTAACATCATCTGTTTCAACCATAGTCTCATTATACTTATTAGCATAGAAATCAGCCACCTTCCTTATCTTATCTAGGATGATTTGTTTAGCTTCCTTGGTATATCTAATGGATTCTCTGTTTGGAGTGGGAAATAACCCATCTGTAAGACTAAACCTCAATGCTACAGGAAAGTCTATCCTTTCTTTGATTCCTAGTTTATCGAAATCAATAGGATAGTAGACATTGTCTAGAGATATGTGTAAATAATCACTACTAGATAGTTCAGAGAATTGGAAATGTTCACTTCTGTGGATGATAAAATCATTGTTTACATTATCCTCACAATCAAAATAAACACTCTCAAAATAAGCCAACTGCTCCTTAATCTTCCTGGTGAATGCACTTCTATCATAGTAGTTAACTGGAATAATGATCTTTACACCATTTTCTTCTGTTGTAGAAGCTTCATAAAGAAGATCAATGCTGTTGGTGTCTTCACCTTCATACATCATGTATTTCCTCTCCATACCATCTTTCCTACATACAAAATAGAAACTAGAACTATAAGCAAGAGGAGCCTTAAAACCAAGTCCCATCATACCCAATTCTGTATTACTATTCCTTTTGGTAGATTTACCGTATTTACTAATAATATTACGTACATCATCAGCATCTAAGCCTATACCAAAATCTTCTACAGTGAATTCATAATTGTCTTCTTTGTTCTTCTTAAATCCTACAACTATAGGTTTGTCAACACCAGCTCTTCTATGACTATCAAGTGCATTAGATGCACATTCTCTGATAGTGGAGCCTATTGAATCTGAATATAGATTCTTACTTAACATCTGCATCAATATCTGAGCAGAATCTAAGTCTAATGACATACCAATTGATTCTGATGAATCTCCTGTTTCTAAAATGGTGGCTTCTGTTTGTTTTTCTAATATCATTTGATGAAATTTAACTTAATTAATACTTCTTTTGACTTTTCGTATGCTTCTCTATCTGCTTTATTTGTAAATATATCTTCTGGATGAAGAATTTTTATCACTCTTGTATCATGTACAGTGTTTATATATGATTTATACAAACATTTTATTGTCCATCCATTCTTATAAGCCCCAGGATTTTTGTCCTCTGGAAGTTTTTTCCATGCTTCATAATCTTCATATCTAACTTTAGGAGCCCATATAGTATAATATTGTAATGTTTTATTTATACCATCACCACAATACCATCCAAAATCCATACAATTATTAACACTTACTCCAATAAAATCTCCTATTTGAAGATCTCCTCCGTATTTTAATGTTCTCATAATTGTTGATTTGTAATTAATTGTTCAATATCACGTACACATAAATGCATTTCATTAGAAGGACTTTCACCTTCTTCAATTTCATTCATACATAATTCTAAAAATTCAAGCATTTGCTCTTTTAGTTCTGGATGTTTAACAATCATGTCTCTGACATAATTTTTAAGGTCTCTAGTGTTTTTCATAATTAATTGCTGTTTTTCTTAACTAATAATATTTGTCTATATGCTAAATCTATATACACTTCTTTATTATGATCTTTATTGGTGAGTATATATTTATTTTCTGTCCATTTATGTGTATTAGATGTATGTACTATTGAATCAACTCTTGTAGAACATTTTACAGATTTATACATAGGACCCTGTGTTTTCCAATGTAATTTCTTTCCTGTCTGAGGAGTTCTCAACAATATTAAATATTTAAAAAAGCTCTGACAAGAGATGAGTATTTCATCTCCTGCTTCTAAATCTTTGATTTCTACTTCTTGTAACATGGTTTTATTTTTAAAATGGTAGAATATTCAACCATTCGATGGTAAAATTGTTGTTTTCTTTAATTATCTTATTAACCTTTGTAAATACACCCTCTGTATCCCATTGTGTATTTTTGTAACTAGCAGATGCTGGATGAGATAGTTTAAATGACCATGTGAATGGATTTGAATATTTCTCATATTTAGCTGCATCTTTGCCTAGAAATATCACTGGTGCTCCTGAATGTGTTAATACATGTTCAAATAAATACTTTGTAAATGGTTCCCATAATTCTATATGAGAGCCTGCTTTGTTTATTTCTGTTGTTAAAGCAGCATTTAACATCAATACACCCTTTTTTGCTAGATGAGTGACATCTGGATCTTTGTATGCATTTAATGTTAGTCCTTCATATACTTCTCTCTCTATAGCGTCATAAAACTGTTTTAATGATGGCTGTAGTTCCATTGTGTTTCTACAACCCATTAATAGTCCATCAGCTACAGGATTACCACTTTTTAGTGTATGATAGGGACACATACCTAGCAAGACCACCTTTACATCATCTAAAGGAGTTTCTGCAAAACATCTATAGACATTAGAAGAAAGAGGGGCAATCTTCTTGCCCCTCTGACTTTCAGCTTTTAGAAATTTATAAATAGCATCACACTCCTCACTTTCTATGAAAGGTTGCATTTTATTATGCCAGCTCTCATGAAAAGATTCTTTAAATTTCTCAAAATTCATATTAACTTAATATTTCAGCGTGATTCCAATCTATTTCAACTTGTTTGTACATCTCTGTAGGCTCATAATTATATTCTTTTGTTGGAGATATAATAGATCCACTCTCATTAACAAAGAAACTATGTGCTTTCATGTGAGTGTCCATCCATAATGTTGGATGAGACTCTTTCATAGCAAATGTTGTATAATTATACAACTCCCAAAGACTATCTTTAGCATTATAATCATGTGTAGGAGCATCTAATTCTCTCATGATGATGTTCATCTGTGTTGAGGTGATGAAGCTTTCTTCAATCATCATTCTACCAATCAATTCAGCTTTGATTCTCTTGGTGATTTCGATTTGCTTCATTTCTTCTCTTTCTTTCTGCATGCTTACAAAAGAATCTCCAGCTTGTTTGATATATTCAGAAATTGCTCCAGGTGTGAAATCTTGAATAACTCCTTGGTGCTTCTTCTTGAATGCTCCCATATCTCCAGATACACAACCATTTTGACAAATGAATATACGTGTGCCCATAGCAAACTTTAATGTCAAAGTTTTGTCATAGCTATTCTGCCAGCCTATTTGTAATTGCATTTCACTATCAGCTACATTACTAATACTAAATCTACCATTAGCTACACTTCCACCTCTACTAGAACTATATATCTCTTTGTCTAGTGTAAATCCAGCTTTCTCAATACTATTCAATGTTAGATCAATTAATTGACCATGACTTACAGCTTTATATGTTCTTGTATCTTGTGGAACAGGTGCTGCTAATAATAAATCTTTTGTTGTTGTGTAAACTTCTATTTTATTTGCCATCTTTATTGATTTTAATTGTTTTGTTAAAAAATTTGCTTAATATTCCTTCTAAATTCTCAATAGATATACATTCTATTTCATCTTCTTCTAATGTCTCTAGCCATTCAATATTATCTTCAATAGCTTCAATTAGATCAAATAAGTTATTTTCTTTCTGTTTCATAATTTATGTTTTTAATCTACTACTCCATTTCCATAATATAGGTTAAATGATTTTGCTTTATAATCATCACTTTGTAACCAGTTATTGTATTTATCTTGCCATTCTTTTGTACCAAATCTATAATAAGAACCATTACAGTAACGAAGTCTATTATTCATTTTATAAAACTTCTCAAATATTTCTATTTCTGCATCTGCTTCTATATTTTCTTTACGTTTCATTTCAGAATGGGGTGATGTATAACTCACTCTATCCCAATAATCTAATTCTACTGTCATAACAGTTTCTTTTGTTTTAAATAATTCTCAATTACATCCATACCATGTATTTTAGCAAGATCAGCCCAATCTTTAATTCCTTCTGTTAAATACTTCTTGGGTACATTCAGATAACCAAAACCAAACACTTTAGTGATTTGCTGGCTATTCTGTACACCTGTAACATCAGAATCAAAGCTTAAGATTTGTTTCTCACTGTTTGCTCTTAGATATTCTACATTCTCTGTAGAAAAGCAACCAAGTCCTTCATTTTGCACTGCACAGCTACAAGGAAAAAGTTTCTTCATCACCATATAATCCTTCTTACTTTTATTTATAAAGGCTATTTGACAATCTTTTATATCTTCTTTACCATCCATTGCTGTGATAGGTACATTATTAGGAACCCATTTAACTTTCTTATCTGCAAATGGTCTATATATCTTCCAGTGACCATCATAGAAATAACCAAATGTTAACTCATTCTCCTTAATAGCAAATAAGCTCTTGTTCAAGAACACCTTCTTAATAGCATATACATTGTTATCTCTGAGATCTTGTAAACTCTGGTGATAGGCATTCCAATAAGCTAGCTCATCATTATTAAACTTCCTTGTTACCACTTGTATAAGGGAATATCTCTTACCAAGATCTTCAGGTTGTTTGTATTCAGAAACTATCTTTTTATATTCCTCTGTAGCAACACCACTAGCTATTCCCAAATGAAAATCTCTATCAATCAATTTTAACACATCATCCATAGAAGAAAGATTATGTAATGTCTTGACAAATTCAAAACAATCACCTCTTCTACTAGTGTCAGCAAAATCTATAAATGATAGATTGCCATTCTTATTCCCTATTATGAAGGAAGGATTACTCTCATTTCTATATGGAGAATATGTTACACGATTGAGTTTCCATGATTTATCAGGCATATACCACCTAAATATGTCATATTCTGTAATCTTATCAAGAACAGACTGCATGGTAAGTTTTGTTTTCTTTCTTCCTGTAATCATAGCTTAAATATAAAAACCCCCTCACCAACTGAATGATGAGAGGGTTTTATTGGTTTTTCTAAATTAAAATTCCATATCATCTTCAGCAATCACCTTGTCCGAAGCTACAAGGTTATCATCTGAATTGTACTCCTTTAGGTCTTTAAAAGTGTAAAAGTCTTTACAACCATACTCACCTGTTACATTAATAACAAAGCGTTCATGTGGTTTCAAGTCTTTAGACTTCTTAGCACGTAGATTACTGATGATAGTTTGATCATTATAGTTAATCAATCTAAACAGCTTTAGAGAATAAGATGGCAAGAATGCTTTATTGAAAACACCTTGATATTCCTTAATCTCATCTTCCTTTTGAACAGTCTTAATAGTAGCAAGTGCAACAATATTAGTACACCATTCTCCATTAACCTGTGCTTTTAGATCTTTAACATTACCTTTCATCATCTTAGACCAATCTAATTGTAGAGTGGTTTCAGCATCACGATAATCAAGATCTCCCAACCATGTACGCATGAAATTGTAAAGCTCTTCTTCTCCTACAAATGCTACACGATATTCTCTAGCAGCAAACCATGTAGGAAGATTGTTAGCATCATCAGCCCAAGAACAAGAACCAATATTGTTAATATATTGCTTCTTTGTTTTGTCCTTATTCTCCTTTTCCTTGTTTTCCAAGAAGAACGTTGTTTTGAACTTGTTGTTGTTCTTTACATCTTCCAACCACACATCTACACGAAGTGTTTTGTTACCATCTTGACTTGTACCAAGATACTCAACAGCTTTACTGTCTTCTTTAAGCTCCATGCCCAATTTCTCCTTATATTCTTCAATATCAGGGTTAATTGCAACCACAGTTGCTTCAAATAATCCTACAGATTTCTTAAAATCTGACATTTGTGATTGCTCACGTTTTTTTCCTCCAATGTTACTCATTGTTTTCTAGTTTTTATTGTTTGTTATTAAAATTCTGCTCTTGACTGTGCTACATTTGCTAATTCCATTGCAATTTTCTCTAATGCTGATGGTATACAATCTAATCCTGTATTAATAACATTGGCTGATGCATATAATCTATTATATTGCATTTTAGTTGCAATGTCATATACTTCATACATTGTCATTTTTACATCATCAAATTCATCTTCTAAGATTTTTTCAACAAGATCATCAAATTCTTTAATTAATTCTTCATTCATAGTTTTAAGTTTTTATTGTTGTTAAATATAATACGCATCAATTGTATCTGCAACTAATTGCAAGTTGTTTGGAATCTTAATGTCTTTAAACATTCCATCTGGAGTTTTAGCTGGAAACTTTCTAAATCTATTAGTTAAGAAATTATAACTAGCACTACCATCTTTGTTATCTTCTACAAATGTATATAAACACATTGTAAGTAGTCCTTCAAGCAAGATTTGATTATCAATCATTTTTCCTGCTGTCTTAATCTTATATCCTATAATTTCACCACCATCTTCTATAGTTTCTGGATGAGTGAAATAGAACACTTTGATATCATCTCTTAGTCTTCTAGCTTCTCTAAATAGATCCACCATATCTCTAGCCATTAGAGTGAATTTGGTAAATCCAACCTCTGTAGCTTTAGAGATAATATTGAATCCCATAATGTAATTAGAGTCTTCGATGATAATGTTCTTGATATGAGGAGCTTTATCAGAAATAGTCTTTAACAAACGAGCTATCTCATTTGCATCATCCACTTCTTTGTAGTTCTTCAACTCTGCATTATACAGTTTTTCAGCTCCTTTAAAAGGCAACTCTTTCTTTGCTACATTAATAATGTAGGTTTCTGCTGGATTCAGATGTTTAATGCTTGTTGACTTTCCAGTACCTGTTTGTCCAACAACACCAATTAATTTACTTGCCATAATCTTTTTTTTTAGCCACTAAGGTACAACTATTTCTTGATATTTCAAAATTTCTTTTATCTTTTTTGCATCAGGATTTTTAGAAAGTGTTTCATAAAACCCTTCAGCATCATGAAGTTTTCTAGTTAATGTTCCACTTATATATATTCCATCTATATGGATACTATACCAAGGAGTGTCATTAAATTCTTGCTCTTTTATTAATTCTATTTTCATGTTTATATAATTTAAATGCTTATTTGATCAATGTCCTCAATTTGGTAATGGTCTATATGATTTTTAGAATATGTTGCTTTTAAAGCATTTACTAACATCTCATTATCATAAAAAGTACCTTCACTATCTAATAAATCTTGACGTTCAGCAAGTACAAAGGGTTCAATCACTGCAATTATCTGTTTTTTTGTTAAATCAGTGTATAATAGAAAATCTTCTTCTTTATACGCTGTTGTGTTTATATTTATTAATTTCATATGTATTTAATTTTACTGTTATCAAAGAATTCCAATGCTTTTTTTAGCCATTTAGCCTCCACTTCTTCAGTTGAACTGATGATATAAATATGTGCTTTTTTATCTGGAGTGTTATATTCCATGGCCATACATCTATTTATCTTTTGTGCTAGGTTTTCTCCATTACTATCAAAATAGTTAATGATCACCTTATTAAGAGGTTTATATGTCACCCCTGTATTACCAATTTTTACAACAGCTAGATGATTACCTCTACCTTCAGCAAAATCATCAAACACCTGTTTCTCGTCTGATTTACTGTGATAGGAAGGAATACCCAATTCATCTGCTATTTTAGTTAGTCCACAGAATACAAGAATACGTTCATCTTTATATTTTGCCAAAAGTGCCTTTGTAGCATTAGTTTTGGCAAGAGATGACTGAATAATTCTCATCCTGGCTAACCTAAGAAACATTGTATTTCTATTTTGTCTCTCTAATTGGTCAATCACCCATGCATAACTATCAAACTGTTGTTTTTCTGTTCTTGTTTTGGTCTTATATTTAACCATAACAGTGTTATCAAGGGGCACCTTTATTACATTTATCTCATAATCCACTATAACACCCTCCTGAATGGCTAATTCAATAGGATAGTGAGCTATTACATGTAGATCAAGCCTTTCCTCTATCTCACGTTCTGTTGCTACAGATAGAGTTCCTGTGAGTCCTAATATATGTTTATTATTTCTTATCAACTCATCAGTTTCATCTAGTTGTGCATCAGATAGTAAATGTATCTCATCAATAATAATAACATCAAATTTAATATTAACATCAATACCATTATATTTCCATAAAGATAAATGTGTTACATATCTAATATTTGGATTGTTATACCCTCTTGCTTTAAAATCTGTTTGCCAAGAGTCTTTAATCTTTACATCTGGATAGGCTATTAGAATATTAATATCATCAGGCATTTTCTCCAAAATATTAATAGTTGTGAAAATTTTACCAAACCTGGGACATAAATTTAAAATACCACGCTTCTTCTTAAGCCATATATCTGCAAATTCTTGTTGTCGCTTATCTCTAATTGATTTCATTACATGTATTTTAAAGGTTTGCCATCCTTATCCAAGACTGTTACAATTCCAAACTTTGCATCATAATATTCTATTGCTTGATGACATAAGTTATTTATATTGTTCCACATCTGGACAAATCTGAAGAAATCATTTTGATTAAGAAATATGTTATTTCCACCATGATCAAATCTCTCTCTATATAGTTCATACACTAATTGTAGAGGAGCTTCTGATTTAATCTTGATATATGTACTTCTTTCCATGTTCTGAGATTATAAGTGTTAGCGTCCAAAATAACCACTCAAAGTTAATAGCTATGTATTCATCTTTGTTTTCTTCATTAGCCAATATTGTGATGGTTGGTATTAGCACTATCTGCCAAAACTTATCCTTTTTATTTGGGAAGGAATTGAATTTTACTAATTCTAATTTCATAATTTTATTTATTTAAGAAAAATGTTTTATTTACCACTGATTCATATAAACCTGCACTCATTGCACTAACTTTAGGAAGCTCTTTGAACATCCCCACTTGACCAAGGAAACCCATTCCTATTCTAAGATCATCAGAACCAAATGTATTCTTAATAAGCCTGAGAGAACGAAAGTATTTATTACCATATTCATCTCTAAGAATATTAAGATCATAACCAGATGGATCTGCCACCTTATATCTCATAGGATCAAATAGAGCAAGAACAACATCTGCATCATTCTGTGTACTAGAACTCTCACTGAAATCCTCCAGTTGTGGTTCTACATCACCATTCTTTAGTCTGGTGATATTAGAAATACTTCTGTTGAACTGACTAACAACAACAGGACTATATCCAAAGAAATCTCTTGCATATCTGAGTTCATCAGACATCTTATCAATAGCATCCTTTTTAGTGGGTTGTGTCTTTGTTGTCTTAAGAAGACCAATATGATCTATTACCACTAATGTAATCTCATTAGCATTATTAGGAATATAAACCTTATTGTGTTCATCTAGCTGTTCTATTTTACCATTAGCTAGTGCATGCTCTTTTAGCTCTTTAGCTATACCTACAGGATTCTCTGGACCACCAATAAGTGTAATCACTTCTTTCATATGATTTGCGTAGTCTTCATACATCAAGAATAAATCATGCTCATCAGGAGTCATTTTATCTGTCCAACCAAGAAGCTTTCCTACAGGAATAAGTTTTCCATAGTCTACAAATATCTTTCTAGAGATCCATTTAGCTAGCTTATATGTGCTATTTCTTTCCATAGAACGATATATAATTCTAAGCTTTATGTCTGTGTTGTTTCTCTTAGAATCAATATACCAATCAAATGGATTTAATACATAAGCATCATCAATGAATGATGTCTTACCAGAACCAGTGTTACCACCTACTAGTGTATATATGGACTTTCTAATTCCAATATGCTTGTTAAGCCTATCAAAACCCATAGGAATACCATTGTTCCTACCATCCATTCCTGATTGGACTTCTTGTTTAAGTTGTTCAAAACTCATATGTCTGTACTCCCTTTTATAATTTGTGTTTCTACAATCTTGTGTCCTTCTTTAATAAGCTCTATGAATGGCTCAAATGTTCTTTGATTCAAATAGGTGAGACTGTTTTGCATGAATGTCATTTTGTTAATACTAGTTGCTACAGAATTCTCTTTCTTTTGGAGCACCTCATGTTTTACAGCTTCAATCAATTCAGCTACAGTGTATTCTCCTTCTTCTATTATCTTATCAAATTTAATCTTACATTCATCCTTCTTAGCTCTAAGATTTCTACTACCTGAAAAACTTTTGTTCTTATGTGTAAATGTATCAGTTCCAGGATAGGCTTTCCACCATGAATTAAAATCATCTTCATTAGGTTTTTTCTTAACAAGTTCAGAGGATTCATCTTCTTCTGTTTCTAAGAAAGCCATTAGTTCTTTTCCAGGTAGAGTTAATTTACCCTCTTCTGTTATTAGTCCCTTTCTTTGTATGCCTTGGTATATAGCTTCTATCTTTGGAATTTCTGAACATAGCTTCTCAAGATCTGGTTGTTCTTCTACAATTAAATTGAGAAGAAAAATCATATCTAAACTATATCCTCTCCTTTGGATAGAACTAAAATGGGAGAATTTCAGATTTGATAGGTTCATGTTCTAATATTTTATCTTTGTCTATAACTACTATATTTGCAGGAGTACGTTCATTCATCAGCTCATCAATTTTTCGATCTAATTCATAACCTTGTTCTTGCAAATATATGAAATCTGTAAGATATTCTCTTTCCCAATCTTCAAAATTTTTCATAATTTTTAGTTTTATTTGTTAAATTAATCCCACCATCTTTCAATGTCTTGTTCTAATATTTTGAACAATAATTTCCTTGCTTTATCATGTCTAATTTGATCATTCTTAAAATCTTGCTCAGTGTATTCTCTATTTGTCACTGGAATAATTATATATTCTTCATTCTGTAACTTAGTAATAAGATTTACACAAGTTTGCATTCTATCAGCATCACGTAAAGAAGCTTCATGATATCCATACTTTCTTGTATATTCTGCTTGGAATTCAAGTTTTTTCTTCAAGATTTCATATGTGAAATAAAAATCCCAATCTCTGTCTTTCCAGATGATTGGGATCCAACGTAGTAAGTTCTTTATTCTTCTCATTCTTTTTCTTTTATACGTAAGCCAAATTGCAAATCAAACCAAGCAAATGTATCTTGTGCTTTAGCTCTATTGCATTTAAACACTTTCTTAATCAAAGGAAGAGCATAAGCTTTGAACTCTTCATGCTGTTCCTGTGTAAATGTCCAATTAAAGAACCACATATCATCTTTTTGAGCATCAGCCATAGTTTTACCCACCATAGTTAATTGATATTCAATTAAATGTGTTGCAATATTTGTGCGATTAATAGCCATTGTATATATTTTTATAAATCTAATACTATTTGTGGTGTTACAAACTTAAATTGAACAGCTGAACCAAGTTCATATATTGTAAGAAACTCTTCAGCATTTATATATAATTCAGGATCTTCATTAAAATGATCAATAATCTCCTTTGAACTACCCATTGCCCATTGTTCAACAAATCCCTTATTATCATCATATATCACTATATATTTTTTTACTGTTAATTTGTTAACAGATTTTTTTACGTTTGCCATTAGAATAATGTTAATTGGTTTTTGTCAATATTGACTTTTCTTTTCTTACCTTCTAGCTGTATCTTATGTATGATTCTATTTGCTTTCTCTATATAATACTCATAATTGATATTAGATAGAGGATGATCCTTTGTAAGATGATTACATACGGTCATTACCCATTCACCAGCTTCAACTTGACTAATAGGAGCAGCATTTGTTGTACAGCTATCATTCTTTACCTTCATTAGTTTCTCTCCTGTATTAGAGACATAATAACGAATAAGCTTATTATACACTGTTTTACCATTCTTAGTGTGCCCTTCATAATGAAAATCCCTACTTGCTTTTTGTCTTAGGCAGAAGTCAAAGATATTATTATGACTGCTAATAGTAATGTCAACAGGTATATCGTGAATATAATATTGTTCAAGTGCCAATGGTACAATTCTAGCACTTTTGTTCTTATGTAATTCGAAATCTGTGAGGAAATCTCCTTTCTTTTTAACTTCTCCATCTGTTTTAATTGCTAGGTAATCATTAACTGTTGAAAATATAATCTTCTTATAATCAGTGCGTTCTAACTCATAACTAGTGAGGTCCATCCACCAATTGTTAATAGCTTTCATTAGTTCAAGATCACATTTCTTAACTCTCAGTGTTACACCATCTGTATTAGCAGATATAACATGTATACCTCTAAGTTCATATGCTTCAATTAACATCATTAGTGATAGTTCACCAGTTATGGTGGTAAACATAGTTAGTTGTCTATCATATATCCAATTCTGCATGTCAGAACTTTTACCATAAACAGAGTTAACAGCGAGCTTAAGAGCACCAACAATCCCTTTAATCTTCTTATCTGTCTTAGCTAAAGGCTTTAGTTCTAGTCTCTTATCAAACATTTGCTTATATCCTCTAAGAAAATCTTTACCTAGATGTTGTGGATATTTCTCATTGTTAATGATGATCGCAGGATAATAAGAAGATACATCCCAATCAATGATTTCATATTCATCATCAGCTTCAAATATCTTTGGACTATTCTCTGTATGCAAACCACCCTTCATGAATGAATAGGTGTTATCATAAAACACTACACTCTCTTTAAAATCATCTAACAGCTTTAGTTTAATGGCTTTAATCTTCTTGAGGAACTCTTTTAGCTGTGGTGTTTTAAATTCTACATAACTGGCAATACAATTCTTTACATTGATTTCTGTTCTAAAATAACCTTTCTTTGGTAGCTGTGCATATTCTATACCCTTCTCTTGGCAATAATACTTCTTAATCATCTCATCACCAATTTTACTGTCAGAATAATTAAGACAGTTAATACCAAATTCTTCCTTTATATCCATTCTGAGCTGTATCTGATTATTTCCTTTATACAAAGGATGCTCTGTATCACCTGTAGTTATCTTATAGAACTCATAAGTAGCCATTACATCATTTCTACAATAGTTCATGGTGAGAATTATGTCTTTTTTCGACATATCAATTTTTTGATGATGAATGGGCATCTCTTCAATGTTCTCAAGATCCATCTCAAACTCCAATCTTTTTAAGCTCACCATACGATTCTTATTATCGAAATGGTTTATTTTAAATAAATCTAATTGTTTCAATGAGAGTTCATGTTCCCTGTATTCAGGAAATACATCATAATTAGCATCATGAATCACATCTGCTGCTTTCTGTGCAATTTTAGCACATATTTCAAGACCAGATAGATGATGCCAATCATCATAATTCTTAATAACATATTCAATCACCTGACTGTCAAAACGTAGATTGTTATAGCCCACCCAATAATATTCATCTTTATTCTCTATGAACTTAATGAACCTGTCAAGTGAATTATTCCATCTACTTATTTCAAACTCTTGATATTCTTTTGTCTCTGGATCAAATAAGCCTATTAGGAATAACTCCTGCATAGTTTCTATGTCATAGATATAAACTTTCATATATTATTTTTTAAGTCTTTTTTTAGTAGCAACACATTCTTCATGTAATCCACACACTATATATTCTGGATTTCCTTTTTCATGCCATTCACGTTTAATCATTATTTCTCCTGAACGTAATAAATAATAAGTTTTACCTATATATAAATATTTAAGGGTTTTACTATTGGATATATCTAAGTTATGTTTTCCAAATGCTATAACTCTCAATAATTTCTGATAGTTTGATGTATTGCTTCTTAAACCAACTCGATTTTCCATAACTGTATTATCTAATTGAGTTTACAAAGGTAGCACCTTTTCCTATTAAAGAAAACAATGTTGTTAATTCTTTTGATTTTAATACCCCATCCATCTCATTATTGTTAAAATATTGTTGGTAGATGTCTCTAGGTATTGCACTCCATAATTCATTATATGGATTAAAATGGAATACATATTCGTATAATTCTTCATTTCTCATAATTTGTTTTTTAATTCTGCTAGTTCAAAACCAATTGAATTTGGTAATAACAAGCCTAATGTGTTTAATTGATTATACAGTTCTATTTGTTTATCCACCATCATTAGCTTTTCCATGTATATGTAATTGTCCTTAAACATTTGCCAATGTATACTATCTGGTTTAATATCTTTCATTAATTCTATTCTAGATAGAGCTAATTCCATTGGTGTTTTCATAATTTTTTAATATATTACATCTAATGATGCGGTGTTAAGCACATGTGTTATTGTTGGTTGTTCAGCAAACTTGCTGTTTCTAAATATATCTATTTGTTCCCAACACTCGTAAAAACCTTCATTAGAAGTGAATGTACGTGCAAAACTGTGATGATTATCAGATTTGTCTATTAATTCTAGTTTTACTGAAACTTCAAATATAGTCATGATTATTTTTTAGGTGTTAATGGTTCTCCAGTTGTAGGATTACCGTAAATTTTAATATCATTTTGATCCACTGTTCTAACTTCACCTGTATTATACAGCCTGATGATAAATTGTGGATTGGAATGAATAGAACCTGCGATCATAAATATTGCCACACCATATCCCAATGGTGTTTCTACATCAAAAGGATTAAGGATTTCATGTATTGTTTGTACTATCATAATAATTCTATTTCTTTTTTAACTTCTTCCCAAAATGGTTTCATAACTTCATAACAATTATACAATATCTCATCTACTGCTATTAATGCACCTTCTTTTGCCCATTGGTCCTTTGTCCCTCCATCCCAATCATAATTTAATTGGAAATATTTACCCCATAATTGTTCTGCTTTTTCTTTTGATGTCATAATGTTTCTATTTCTGTTGATTGATTCCAGATATTTTCTCCACCATCTCCCCAATAGTGGTCGCATTTATCATTTTTAAGTGGCATCCCTTGAAAGTAACTTTGATATTCATCAGCTTTTGCTGTAAATCTGTAACAACGGTCTCTATAAGGGCAGATGATTTCATCTTCTTCTCCGAAGCATTTTGTTATGTCCGCCATAATTATTTATATTTTCTAATAATTTTAAATATTTCTTTAAGATCAGTGTAACTAAATACATCTCCCACTTTTGCAGGATTAAATCCTATTGTAAAGCCATGATTAGCAAAGTATTTTTCCTTCACTACATTACCATTAACCTTATCTAAGTATATCCATGGATAGTTACTAACCATTTCAATGGTTATACCTATTTTAATTAATCTATTTCTTAATATTGTTACTGGATGATCCATAATTTAATTTATTTGAAGGTGTGACAAATTGGAACGGTTTATACCCTTTAGCATATAAATTCTTAATATTCTGTCTATTTATACCCTATTGCGTATACTTTTAGATATATATTTCTAATTTGCTCCTATTTATATTCTTTTGCGCCTAATTTTTATGTTTTTAGATTTATATTTCTAATTTTTATGTTGCTTAAAGTGTCGTATAATGCACTTTTTGGTATGATAATGTGTCTTAAATGTCGCATAAATACATCATAATGTGTCATATAAGGCACTTTTTGGTGGATTAATCATTTATTATGTAAACTAAATAGCTCATAATATGTAAAGCTATATCTTTACTAAACATACCTATTGGTAAAGCTATTGGTTTACTTTTTCTCATATATCAGTAGTCATACTACTGAATTTGACAAATATACAACTATATTTCATCATATTGGTGATGTCAACAAAATGATTTTAATCCGCCATATATCCGCCATATCAGCCATAATTTATCAATCAATAAATCATCATTTATAGATCAATAGTTAGGGTAGAACCAACTAAAGACCTATAAACAATGATCAATAAGCTTCTGTTCTGGTACAGAGAAACCTCCCTGATTACTTTATCTTTAAAAAGACCTCATACATCTTAATTAGAAGAAGAAAGTCAAGTAATCTATGTTTATCCCAACCCTGAGACAAGGGTGCAAGGGCAAATGATCTAATTAAGATTTGGATCACGACAGGTTGTGATTAGTTTATAATTCTTTTAATATATCTGTTTTGTTTAATAATTAATGTTAACATGTATATAAATACAATAGGTTCTATTATACAGAATATCCATACATTAATCTCTTTGTATGTTATTCCTAGCACATTGGCTAGGAATATTAATACATCTACGCACCAATTGAAAATTAGTTCCATATTAAACTTTTACGTATATTTTTTCTGGATATGCTCCATTAAATACATATTCTGTAACAGGACATAACCAAACAGATTGACTGTTATTTTCTTTCCAGTTATAATAAGCACCATAATCTACAGGTGCATGTCCTATTTTACTTAATAGTTCTTTATCTAAACCAAATCTTTGTTTGACTAATGTATGTTGGCTACCTTCAATTGGTTCACTAGAAAATTCTAATGTGATTTCATTTCCATCATTAGATAGAATGTCTAACATTACATCTGCTCCTGCAACCATCATTAAATTAGCTTTGGTACCTAATCCTTGTTCAATAAATTCTGGTAAGTCAATATACCATATATCTTCTGTTTTTATAAATTTGTGTTTCACTTTTTATTATTTTTTAATTCCTTTAAATCTAACTACGAATGCTTTGTATTCTGGGCTTGGAGCATAATAATATCTGTTATTACTAACAAATATCCTCTCACTCTTTTCCCTGGAATAAGTAAATATGCTATTCATTAGCTTATTTACATTGTCATTTGTTTCTGACACTTGAATGTGATGTCTTGAGTAGTCTTTGCTACTCCATACTAATGTTGCCATGGTGTGTGGGTTTTTAATTATGATAAAAATGGAATTTCTGCTGGAGTTCCAGTAATTTTCTTGTAAATAATTTGTGTTTTAGCAGCATTAATGGCTGAGTTATAAGCTTTTATAGCTGTTTGACACACTTTAAGATCTTTTGTTTCATTATATAATGTTGCATTAGAATCTCCAAAGTTTTGTAATGCTCTTCTAACATCATCAATAAATTCTGTTTTTACTGCTGTTTCTATTACTGTTTGTACTTTTTTAATTTTAGCCATTTTGTTTTGATTTTCTTGTTAATAATAATTGTTTTCGTTTTAATTCTATAAGTTTTTGTGGTATATCTTTAGAATTTAAAATTGTATCTTGCTTAATTAATTTTTTAACATAATAGTCATTTAATTCTGTTGTAGATTTATTATTATATTCTTTTTTCCACTTTTTAATTTTTATTTCATTATTTAATCTAAACAAAACAGAAGATTGTTTACTTTTTTCAGGATGAGATGCACGCCATAATTTTGAACGTTTTTTATTTTTTTCTTTATATTCTAAATCATCTTTTAATTTATTGTGATATTTTTTATAAACAAGTTTTCTTTTATCAGAATTTTTAGCATTATATTTTTTTTCATAATCATTTTGTATAACATTACATATCATTGCAATACTTTCGCCAATACTTCCATTTTTTCGAACATATTTTTGTTTTTTAGTTATCCATCTAATACCACCACAATGAGAACATATCTTATCTGGAATATCTATTGTAGGCATAATTAATTTATTTTAGCTATACAACACATATTAGATGTATCTCTGTAATTAATATATATGTATTCATTTCCTTTATCTGTCTTGTAAATCTTATGTTCTCTTGGGTAGAACTTTGTAACAATAGATATAACCTCTTCATCTTTTGCCTGAAAGAATGATGTAATAGTTTCAATGTCTTTGATTCTTCTGCTAAATGTCATAATGAAGTTATTATTGAATTTTTCAATATGTTCCTTCATATATCTAACAGTTACGCAATAATCAAGATCATAGAGTACATCTTTTCTATTAGGATTAGCTTTGATTATGTCTCCATGTATTAATGATGCTCTGTGTGTTTTAATCTTTTTTAACTGTTTCTTAAGAATAACAGCATCCATTTCATACATTTTAAACTTCTTATACCCATGTGATTTACAAAACGATATATAATCATTTATATCTGGACCAGGTAATCCAACTATTTTATTAAAATGATGTTTTGCAAATAAAGAGAATAAAAAATCTCTAACTTCTTTCTTTTCTGTTGCGTTTTTGTAAGATAATTTTGTTGCCATGGCTTTCTAGTTTAAATTTTGATTTAATGTTTAATTTGGGATATTGAAAAAATATCTCAATTGTTTATTTTTGTAATCAATGTACATTGACGTATTACCATTTACAAGTGTAATCATAGACAAAACACATCTTTCACCATCTTTGTCAATTACATTATTGAAAACAATTAAATTGTACTCATCATACTTTGTTAAATCACCCTTGGAAGTCAATTTATATTTTGAATTATATTCATCATTTACATAGAACACCTCATTCTTTAATACAATTGCTACTTCTTTGTATAAAACATCAGGACAGTTCCAATCTCTTAATGTGTCATTCCAAGTACACATTTTCTGAGCTTCTGATTTTAACACTGTACTGTCTTGTGCATAAATTGTTATTGTTATTACCATTGTAATAACTAATGTTATTAGCTTTTTCATATTTTGTTTTCTTTAAAAGTTTCCCAATCTTGTGCTTCCATATCAGCATCTAAGTTATCTGAATATTTTATTTCTTGAAACAAAGCTTCAATCTTATTTGCAATATATGTATCAGCATGATGTTCTAACAAAATAATGATTTCGCAGGCTGCATTTAATAGCCTATTTAATTGTGTATTATCCATTTTAATTGATTTAAGTTAAATAAAAAGCCCCCAACAAATTAATGTTGAGGGCATATTTACTATCCACACACCTGAATTAGTCCATATGTACAATCACTCTATTATGGAGCATTGATACATTAAATTCTCTACACCATTGTTGGTATGATGGTTTTCTTGGAGGATGTACAGTGTTAAACTTACCTGTTATTCTACTGTTATCTCTTTCTTTTCTTAGAAAGAACATATAATATACTTTCTCTATTGCTTTTTCTAATTGTTCCATATATATGAAATTTATTCGTTAATTAATCTATCTTCAAAATCATTCTCATTATTATCTTGATCATCCTCATCAAAATCTTCCCAATCATCAAAATCTATAGGTCCAGAGTCATTTATAAATCTCATAGTCACTTTATTATCATATAATACAGGTTTATCTGCATCTATATCATATTCAAGATTTATAAATCCTTCATGCTCAGAGAATATAATGTTGATTTGTCTAATTGTAATATCTGATATCTCATCAGAATAATCACCATCATCAAACCAACCTATTTGTTCTGGTGTTGCTAAGATTTCAAACTCATTAAGATTTGAATTGCCTTCATAAACTATATATAATTCAACAGGCATTCCATTTAATTGGGTATATAATTCTACATCCTTAGGAACAAAATTAAGTGTATGTAAATGAATAGCATTGTTCTTTATTGTAACAAAGAACATTCCTTTTTCTAGTTTCAAAGGCTTATAGCTCTTTGGTACTAATCTAGCTGGTATAAAATCACTCATAATTTAAGATTTAAAAGACTACCTCTGTAAAATACAAAGATAGTCTTTAATGAATTAATATCCAAGCTTAGCTAACATTTCTGTGCTAGCTATAACATGTACAATTCCCATTTTAACAGTGAAGTCAAAATAAAAGTCTGCAATGTCCTTGAATAGATCAAACTCAATTGGTGTAAGAGTGATTGTACTCATAATTAATAATTTTTTAATGTGTGTGAATAAATGAATAAAAATGGCTCCAGGTATAGAAATACCCAGAGTCCTTTTTAACTGCTAATAAAAAAAAACGACTATCTTAAAAATGGACGAGATCCACCCATTCTATACCAAAATGTTTTATCATATGCAGGACAACCTCTAGTTGGTCTACATGATGTAAACAATATGGCTAATATTGAAATAATAATTAATGCTTTCATTATTTTGCAAATTTAATGTAAAGTAATAAATAAATGAACGATGTGAGAACGAGAATTAAGCCAAATAGCTTAATACTCACTTCTATTCTTTTAACTTTTTCTAATTGATGATCTTTCATAATGATTTAATTTAAATAATCAGTGATAAATAAATAAGAAATTATATACCCAACTCCAGATATAACACATATTAGTGCTATTGATAATATGGTTGGATTAGTGAAATATATAATACATCCAATTAATGCTGTTGTAACAATGAACATAACAATGCCCATTATTATATTAATATACTTTCTCATATATGGAATATATTAAAATGTGAATATTAAAGATACATTATCCATATCACCTTCTATAATAGTAGCACTATCATCTAATGTGAATTTCCAACCTGCATCCTTGTATTTATGTATTACATCACTATTAGCTTTACCCTGGAATCTAATACATCTATCTGTAAAGCTAGCATGATAGAAATCATTGATGTCTATTTTACCATCAAATATAATGGCTGTGAATTTTTCTAAACTTTCTTTCATAATTGATTGATTTATAATTGTTTATAATATTTATTTGAAATTATCATCTCAATTGATGTTTACCAACTACACAATGCCATGTTTTAGGAGCTTTATATCCTCCTCTATTTACAGAACAAGAACTTGTTGCTATTATAAATAACAATGCTCCAAATATTAACATTATTATTAACTGTATTGAATAATCTTTTTTCATAACTAATTGTAGTTTAATGATTTATAATTGTTGTTTAAAATTATTGTTTAGATGTTTCATCACCATCCCAATAATTTGCCTGATCAAAAGGTAATTCTTCTTCTAAAGGATAAAGAAATGTTGGTACTTTAGGACATTTATGATAGTTCCACCATTCTGAACCATCATATTCTCCCCTATCAGCCCATGTACCATCTTTAAACCATATTTCACCATCTACTTCTTGTCCTCCAAATCCATTATCATATGTAAAATCTAGATCAAGCATAAAATTAGCATATTGTTCCTCTGTATATCCCAATGGAAGACTTACATTATAATGATCTTCACCATAATTTACCTTTCTTACATAAGCACATATAACATCTGGTTTACCTGTAACAAAACTGTTAAATTCTATTGCTGCATTCATAACTAATTGATTTATAAGGTTTAATTAATATTATTTTAAATTAAAATTGAAACATTGTTTAATCCAGCTAATACTCCTAACTGAATAGAACTCATTATCAAAATCATCAATAGATACATTATCATCAAGCTCAGGATCAACAGCTATTTGTAACAATAACTCACTTACATATTTAAATGGTCTGTTAGTGTTTGATAATTCAAGCATTTGTAATAGAAATTGTTTGTTCATATAATTATTATTTAATGTGTGTAAATGAAAAATGTGGTGAGCAGTCTTCCTGCTGTCTGGAATACAATTAATTGTCCAATATATTTGGTTAATCCATGTATCACCACATAAAATCCCTCTGCACTCAGCTATAACATTTTTGTACGTCTACTCCAATATGTGGATTTTAGGCTTTCGTTCTTTATATAACCTTATCTTAAGTTGATTATATAAAGTCTACTAACCTCGACTATGTTATAACTGCTATCCCTTGGGAAGATAGATTGGTGCATTAAAATCTCGTAGACACAATAACCCAAACGTGTAGCATGATGACCACAGTTGACGATTATTGTGTCCCAGGAGAATAAACTTTAGTAATTACATTCAGCACTTAATATCTGAACACAATCTAATTTATCATTATATACTAATTCTTTAGCTTGATCAATGTTATTAGCATCAATGAATGTAAATCTAAAAGAACCATCTGTACGTTGGTATGTAATTATATACTCTTTCATAATTTTGTTTTTTGTGTGTGAATAAAAATACAATTGCAATGAGAATGATATTTAATAACAATCTAATGCATTAAATATTTATCACTGATGTACCTGCTTTGCTCTTATAAGCCTATCTCTATCTTATAAGTGTACATCTGATTATTGTGTCTCATTACAATTGTAATATGTTAATGCTATATGTATGTTACATTTGTATAATATAGCTGTTTGAAAATGTTGTTTATATTCCAAGACTGTTGATACACCTATTATATTATATACAAATACTATATAAAGTTTACTATTCTCTTGCAGTTTACAGCTTAAAGATTGTATATAAAAGAAAAGAAAGGGCGATTAGCCCTTTCTTAGATTGCATTACATTGCAATAGTGTCCTCGTGAGACAATTCCTCCACCTCAAAGTCTTCATCTTTGATGCTGTCAACAGCGTGCTTTTGAATTGGAGCACCACCACCTGGCATACTGACAAAGATTGTTCCGTTAGGAGCTTCAGTTAACTGAAACTTCATCAACTGACGAATGCTGACTTCTTTAGCACGCAGTGCAACGCTTAGTGGCTTGCTTGCTGATACTGTGGCAGAAGTACCATTCTTCTTGAAGATAACAATTGCAACGTTCTTTGCAGTGTTATTCCAATTCTTTGGAATGAAACCAATTTCTCCGCCTTTACCTGCAACAGATCTGATAGTTCCAAGATCTTCGAAAATACCTGCTTCTGCTGATTCATACTTTTTAAATTCTAATGGCATAATGATGAGAGGCAATGTTTTAGTGTGGGGATTACACCCACTTGCCCAAACTTAGGAGGGGTTGATATGTGGAGTAACCTTCTCTCTCCCCAATATAATGGGGTGGGGGGGCTTATAAAAAATTTTTAATATAGGGGGGACATTCTCACATATATATGCACATATCTGGAAAAACATTTGGTGGTCTTAAAATAAACATTGACCTTTGGGGTGAGTGGGTGGGGAAGGTGTAATTAATTCCATATACGTATAAACAAATTTATTATGATTGAGACATTGTTATTCTTTGCAGGATTTTTGTTAGTGTTGGCTTTAGTGTATGGGTTTAGGGGATATAGAGAGTTAACAACTACATTTGAAATTAAAGCACTTAACAATCCTTATTATTATACAGGGTTGTCTTTTAATGAATATACATTAGATGATGGTTCTACAGAAGAGGAATTGATTATAGGGTTGTTTTTTGTTAATGTTATTATGGTGTTTTGGAAACCTGCATAGGAAATTAATACATAATATAGCAATAACATTAGTAAATATTGTTATTAGTTATTTGTAGATGTTGTTAATTGGTCTATCTTTGCTTATTATTATAAACTAAATATGGAAAATAGTGTAATTGTTCAGAAGCTTAAAAAGCCTTTAGGGGATCAATATGCTGTTGCTCAGATGTATTATAATGTTTTGTCAGCCATTAACAATCTCCATCTTACACAAAGAGAAGTTCAATTGATAGCTTTTGCTGCCATTAAAGGAAACATCAGTTACGCCAACATCAGACAAGAGTTTTGTGCAAAATACAATACAACGTCTCCTACAATTAACAATATGATTAGTAAGCTGAAGAAGATAGGGGTGTTGGTTAAGGACGGAACAAAGGTGAAGGTTAATCCAGTGATTATTCTGAATTTTGAAAAGGATATTCAAATGGAAATAAAAATTACACATGGATAAGCCAAGGAGTCTGTCAGTGAAAGATTATCTTGTTAGGGTGTTAGCAGTGAAGATGCTTACAAGTGAGAAGATAATAGACGCAGTGGTAGATCACCAATATCAATCTACTAATGAGGCAATGGCTAATAATCATAGTGTAGAGATAGCTGGATTTGGAAAGATGCTCTTTAATAAAAAGAAAGCAGCTAAACAAATAGATAAGTTATTACATTTTAAAGCAATACATGAAAAAACGCTTTTGAACGAGGATATTACAGAAACAAAGAGGCAGTCGTTAACAGTGAAGCTAGATAATATAAGAATGGCAATTGAATCATTAAAACCAAAGATTGATGAAAATTGATTTTTCACAAGTATATGAAGGATGGAGAAACAACTTAGTTCCCCCAGCCAAACTTAAAAAAGCCATTAAGGAAGTGGCTAAAGAGAGAATCTCTATATGTAAAGAGTGTCCTCTTATTTCTACAAAGCATAAGACATTCAGATTGGATGTTCATTGCACAGATTGTGGATGTACGCTGTCTGCAAAAACTAAATGCCTTTCCTGTAGCTGTCCTTTGAATAAATGGCTAGCTGTAGTGGAAGAAAATATAGCTGAAGAATTAAAACAATTATAATGGATGGACAAGAAATAATATTAAAGAAAATTCCTATAGAGATATTAATGGATACATTGCATGATCTCTATCATAGAGGTGTGGAATATATTGACATAATGGGAATACATGGAGAAGAACAAGATACATTAGGTGTCTCTTTTAATAGTGAATATATGAGAGAGAACATTAATTTTGAAAATGTAGAAAAAGATTTAACCCAAACAATAAAACTGTCTGATGAAGACGATTTAAACGAATTAGCATGAACCCAAACCAAATGACACAAGATTCTTTTATGATGATTGAACGATTAGCAGCTCTATGTGCTACCCCTGGAATAACAGCTGATACACAACAAATAGCTAATGAACAAATACAAGCTATTCTGAATTCTGTGGTTAAGCCAGCTGTAACAAAGCTGACAGCACAAGGAGCAGGCATTCTTGTATAAACTTATGGACATGTCGAAGAAACCAAACTATTACAATCAGACAATCAGTATATTAAACGAACTACATAGTTCCTATCCACAATATAATATAGGTAGACACATTGCAACGAGCCTAGCAGATTATGGAGATATATGGGGAATAACAGATAAGGAATTTGTATATGCCCTATCTAAATACAAAGCTCAACTAGATATGGATATTCCACATACAGATGAGAGTGAAATAGATGATATTATAAGACAGGGCTTAGACCTTGATAATATTTTAAAAGAAGAAGAAGATAATGGCGACTATTAAAAAAACTACATACATTAATACAGAGCTTGATTGGGCAGAAGAACAATTAACATCCTGGAGGGCATATGTGACAGCTAATCAGCTTCATGAGCTTAAGGATAGAATTGAATGGAAGCCTACATCCAAAGGTGGTATGTTGCCAATGGTGATAGCTAGTATTGAAGCACAGGGTAAGTTTGTACAGGAAACAATGAAGAATTATCTATCTCTTCTTGAGGTGGTAGATAAGCTTAGAAGTGCTGAAGAGAGTAAAGTGGAGATTAGGGGTAAAGGAGAGATGAGCTCTATGGCTGAAGATTTCCTTAAAAACAGAAAATGAGTTTAGAACTAAAGAATATAGATTACAAAGATTGGTTTGCTAATCAGAAAAGAATCCCAGATAAAGATTCTGCTGAACATAAACCGTTCTTTGATTTTCATAAAGAACTTTGCTTAAATGGAGCAATGATGAATGGGGTTTATATTAACCCCTTTCTTTATTGGCATTTAAACATCTGGCATACAGAGGTGGATATTATAGATGAGAGAGGTAGAATTAATCAGAAATATGCCAATCCTTATCTACGAGATAATGAGTGGGTGGTGACAAATGAGATTGATAGGGCACATAATGAAAAGAAAGGCTTAGTCATTCTTGGTATACGAAGGTTTGCTAAGAGTGTTATTGAGGCTTCTTATATATCATGGGGAGCTACATTTGATGAGAACTCCCAAAACATTATAGCTGGACTAAACTCTCCAGATATAAAACTGATTACAGATAAGATTGATAAAGGACTTAACTTCCTACCAGAAGCTTGGAGATGGCAAAGAATTGAGGACAATTGGAAGAGTCAAGTGACATTGGGTATTAAAACCAGAGGAGGAGAGAGAATACCTTTCTCTTCTATTCTTGTACGTAACCTTGATGAAGGTAATAATGAGGAAGCTATTGCTGGTACAAAACCACGTAAGCTTATTATAGATGAGATTGGTAAGGGTAATTTTCTTAGAGGATTACAAGCTGCTGTTCCAGGTTTTACCACACCATTTGGTTGGGGATGTTCTCCAATTCTTACAGGTACAGGTGGAGATATGAAGAAGTTCATGGATGCAAAGAGCTTAATGTTTGATGTAGACAATTTTAACTTTCTTACATATAATAATGCAAAAGATGAGAAACGTATACATGGATTATTTCTTTCCTATAAGTATAGGATGGAAGCTAAAGAAAAGTCTACGTTAGGAGCTTTTCTAGAACAACCTCTTGGAAGTGATTTGCATAATATAGAAATGCTGGTTAGTAATGAACAGAAAGCACTTGAAATTACTAATAGTAATCTAGAAAGACTTAAGAAAGCTGGTGATAGAATAGCTTATTTAAAAGAAAAGATGTACTACCCTATGGAGGTAGATGATATATTCTTAAATGAAGATACTAACATCTTTGATATAGAACCAGCTAAAAGGCAGAAAGCTAGGTTGTTACAACAAGACCGTACAGGAACTCCTATTATATTATTTCAAGATGAGGACAAGGTGAGTCATGAGTTTACAGATAAACTTCCTATATCAAATTTTCCTCTAAAGAATAACGATCTGAAAGATGCTCCAATTGTTGTATATGAATTCCCTGTAGAAAATCCTCCTTATGGATTATATGTAGCTGGAGTGGATCCCTACAGACAAGGTAAAGCAGCATACAGTTCTTCTTTAGGATCTGTATATGTATATAAGAGAATGCACGATCTTATGGGAGAGAAATATCAAGATATGTTCGTAGCTTCGTATTGTGCTAGACCAGATAATAAAGATGTGTGGGAAGAACAAGCAAGACTCCTTATTAAGTTTTATAATGCTAGAACCCTTTGTGAGAATGATGATATATCATTTATTGAATATATGAAAGCAAAGGGAGATGCTCATTATCTAGAGAAACAACCTCAATGGTTACAAGAGATTGTTCCTAACACCACTGTTAAAAGAGAATATGGTGTTCATCGTTCATCTGGTAAGATAATTGATTACCTTCACAACTGTCTTAAGAAGTATATGGAGGAAATTATTATATCAGAGAAAGATGATGCTGGTGTTGTAATCAAAGAAGTTAGAGGAGTGAGCAAGATATTTGATCCTGTTCTATTAGAGGAGATTATACAATATAATGACAATGGTAACTTTGATAGAATCGTAGCAGCAGAATTAGCAATAGCTCAAGCTATGAAAATGGATCCTATCATGGGAAGAATTGGAGGAAGTTCAGATCCTAGAGTGATGTCACTTTATTCAAATAAGAAAAATAATAATAAATTATTTTCACAATCATCATCCACATTATTTGGTGGAAATCGTAAACAAAAAAGTAAACTTTTTATATAATGGCAATAATTAGATATACAAAAGATGCTACCATTAGGTATGCCTATCTTAACATCTTTCCTGATCAATTTAAAACAGATAAAGAAAAACAAGATGAAAGTTGGATTAAGAATACAATGGATTATTTTGCAAATAAAGCTTATGCTGAATATGTAAAAAACAGAGATACGTTTGTAAAGAACTATGATCTTGTAAAAGGAATTCTTCGTATGGAGGATTTTTATCAAGAGCCAACAGTAAAAAGTTTTACACAGATGCTTGAAGTTAATCTTCAACTACCTGCTCACGTTAAACATTATTCTATTCTCACCACTCCTATTAATGAATTAGTAGGAGAAATCTCTAAGAGACCAGATGCATTTAGAGTGAAGGCTTTTGATGATGACAGTCAAGCAGAAGAGCTAGAGTTTAAGACAGGTATTCTACAAGAGTATGTTATTAATCAAGCCAGACAAAAGATTATGGAAAAAGCTGCCCTACAAGGACAGGAGATTCCAGATGAAGAGATTCAGCAAATGACAATGGAAGAGGTGAAGGATGAATTAGATGACTACACTTCTGTAGCTGAAAAATGGGCAAACCATGTTCTTACATGTCAGAAGGCTGAATTCAATACAAAAGAAATGAGTGAAGATGCTTTTAGGGATATGTTAATATCTGCTAGAGAATTCTATCATATATACGAAGACAATTCTAAATTAGGATTTAATATAGAAGTGGCTAATCCAAAGACCACTTGGTTCCTAAGTACTCCAGATAGAAAATTTATTTCAGATCCTACAGGTAGAGCAAGAGGTGCATATGCTGCTGGTACTGTGCAAGTTATGGAACTCTCTGAGATAATAGAATCAATTCCAGAATTGACTAAAGAAGAGATTGATCATTTACGTAGTTCACTACAAGATTATGGATTGATTAATGTTAGAGAATCAAATCTTGGGAACCCTGATGCCATACCTGGAAATGATTCAATACAATATGATACATTTGATCCTTTGGTTCTTCAGACAAGAATGATTATAGAATCTGAGATGAAAGAGAATGATGATGGTCTTAAAGATTTCTTAGGACTTACATCTAATGTATCTTCATTTGGTTATAAATATGTTGTAGTAAGAAGCTATTGGATTTCTAAGAAGAAGATTGGTAAGTTGATATATATAGATGAAATGGGTAATGAGCAATCAACCCTAGTTGACGAAAGCTATAAATCAGGAACTATTCCTACACAACAGTCTTTAGAATGGGGATGGATTAACCAATGGTATCAAGGAATTAAGATTGGTCCAGATATCTATTTCATTAAACCATATAAACTTTTAAACTATTGTCCTATTATTGGACTTGTACATGAGATTAAAAATACAGAGCCTAAAAGCTTAGTGGATCTTATGAAACCTTTCCAAGTGTTATATAATGTATGTATGAACCAGCTTTACAAACTACTTGAGAAAGAAGTGGGTAAGGTGCAACTTATGTCATTGAGACATATTCCTATTCCTAAAGATGGAGATGCACAAGATGCTTTGGATATCTGGGAAATGGAAGCTCGTAATAGAGGTGTGGTATTTATAGATGATAGTCCTGAGAATTTAAAAGCTCCTAGTTCATTCAATCAATTTACATCTTTAGATCTTACACGTACACAGGAAATGCAAGCTCGTTATCAACTAGCTATACAATTAAAGAATGAGTGCTGGGAACTGATAGGTATGTCTAAACAAAGAATGGGAAGTGTATCAGCTAGTGAGAGTGCTACAGGTACAAACACTGCTATTACACAGTCTTATTCTCAAACAGAACCTTTATTTGTAGCTCATGAATATGTTCTTGGTCAACTCTATCAAGCTATTATAGATGCAGCTTTATATGTAGAAAGTAAGAAACCACAATCAACATTGTCATACATCACTAATAATGGAGAATCTGCATTTGTTCAAGTGAACGGATCAGATCTTAAGTTTAGAGATCTTAAAGTGTTCCTTACTAATAGACCTGAAGATCAGAAGATGTTTAATGAGCTTAGAGGATTGTCACAAGCTGTTATACAGAATGGTGGAAGTCTTCATGACATTATTGAATTATACAGTACAGATTCTGTACGTCAGATGAAAAAAGTGTTCAAGACACTTAAGGAGAAGCAAGAAGCTATGCAAATGCAACAGCAACAGCAGCAACAACAACAGCTTGAACAACAGCAACAACAGGCTCAAGCTCAATTACAGCAAGCTCAAGCTCAACACGAACAACAACTTGCACATGATGATTATCAAAATGAGCTAGACAGGATTAATAAGAAAGAACTTGCCATTATAGCTGCTGAAGCTAAAAGTGGTCCTCTACCTGATATGGATGCAAATGCTGTTCCAGATGTACTAGAAATGAGTAAGCTAACTAATGACCAGGCTAAAGCTGCTAAAGATTATGATATGAAGGTGATGGATATTCAATCTAAGAGCAAACAAGCTATGGATAAGATGGCATTAGAGAGAGAAAAATTACAAGTGGCTAGAGAGAATCAAGCAAATGATTTAGCTGTTGCTAGAGAAAATGCAAAAGGACGTACTAAAAAAACTAAATAATGCTAGACGGAAATCTTTTAATAAGTACAATTGAATGGGTAGCAGAAAAGTTTAAAGACTATTTCTCCCCAATTGTTGTATTGAGATGTTACGAATCAGGTGTTCTATTGAGACTTGGTAAGTATAAATACAATTTAAAAGAAGGAGTTAATTGGAAAATACCGTTGATGGATGAGGTGCATATAGTGATGAAATCTATAGATACCTTTCATGTTCAGCCTGTAGATATTACAACAATTGATAATAAACAAGTATCAGTAGAACCAATCATTAAGTTTGATATAATAGATCCAAAAAAATATCTAATAGACACAAATACTGCTGATGGAAATATACATGACGTTTCACGTGGAATAATTGCAGATTATCTTACAGATTGTGAATGGGAAGACATTAAGAAGAAAACAACCCTCACTGCTATAAAAAATGCATTAAAAAAAGAATGTGATGATATGGGAGTTAATATACATAAAGTGTATTTTGGAAGGATTGTGACTACAAAAGTCTACACAGTATTCAAAGAATAAAACAAATTGGGTTAGAGTAAAAAATGTTAATGCTATATTATCTGGAAAATTGACTCATATAGTATCTAAACCCTTTGCTATGAATTTAATATAATATACTTTTACACCGTTAAAACCAAATAAACACAACTACATATGGCTGAAGAAAATTTTGATAACCAATCATTTGGTAACTTTAGTATTCAAAATACTATGGAAATGGGACTAGGGAACGCAGAACTATTAAATGATCTGATGTCCTCAGAAACCTCTACAAGTAATCCTGAAGATATCAAAGACCTCACACCAGAGGACAAAGCTCCTGCTCCTAAAGCACCATCTTCTAAGAAAGCAACAACTTCTGTTATACCAGAAGCTGAAGAAGAGAAGAAGGATGATGACGCTAAAGTTTCTATTGAAGACTTTCTACTAGGAGGAGATGATGATGAAGATAATGAGGAGCAAGCTCCTATTACTAAAGTGAAAGCTCCTGTTTCTGAATCTGATGATGATGATGATGAAGAACCTGAAGTAAGTAAGTTTGGTGCTCTTTCTAATGATCTTTTTAAACTTGGAGTATTTTCTAAGGATGAAGATGAAGAAGATGTAGCAATCTCTACTCCTGAAGAGTTTCTTGAAAGATTTAATGCAGAGAAAAAGAAAGGTGCAATTGAAGTGGTAAATAACTTTATTGGACAGTTTGGAGAAGATTATCAACAAGCATTTGAAGCCATATTTGTAAAAGGAGTTGATCCTAAAGAATATTTCGGTACATATAATAATATAGAAAGCTTTGCTAATCTTGATCTTTCTGAAGAGAATAATCAAATTGCAGTTTTAAAACAAGCACTTAATGATCAGGGTTTTGATCCTGAAGATGTCACTACAGAAATCGAAAGATTGAAAAACTATGGTGATCTTGAAACAGTGGCAGCAAAACACCACAAAGTGTTGATTAAAAAGGAAGCAGCAAAGCTTCAACAATTAGAAGAACAGGGACAAAAGGTATTACAACAGAAGGCAGCCATTAGGAACCAATATGTTAATAATGTCCAAACTGTATTACAAGAGAAACTAAAAACAAAAGAGTTTGATGGTATTCCTCTTAATCCGAAATTAGCTGGTGAGCTACAAGATTTTCTATTAACAGATAAATACAAAACACCATCTGGAGAAACCTTAACTGATTTTGACAGAACAATACTAGATCTAAAAAGACCTGAGAATCATGAGCAAAAAGTAAAGGTTGCTCTTCTTCTAAAAATATTAGAAAAAGATCCAACTCTTTCAACAATTCAAAAATCTGGAATTAGCAAAAAGTCTAATGAGTTATTTGGAGAAGTTGCAAGACAAGTAAGTAAAAGTGGTGTTAAATCAAACACTAAATCTCAGGCAGCATCTCAATCGTGGTTTTCATAAACAAATAAATAACAACTTAAACGAATAACAAAAATGGCAATTCAAACAATCCCAGGACTTACTGGTTTTACGTATGCAAGAGTAGCCTCTATGGATAAACGTGCTGTAGGTAAACTTACAGACGCTAACCACTTAGAGAGTTTCCATAGCACCGAACCAGCAGATTATGATAAGAAAATTATCAGTCTGTACACTCAGAGCTCATTGTATAGCAATGATTTCTTAGATATGATTAACAAAAGCACTCCTTATTACATTGATAATAATAGTGATGCTTGGAAATGGCAAGTAGCTGTTCCTTACAAATTCCCTAAAATTATTGACATTCCTGATTCAACTGGAGCTTTATCTAAGCCTGGTATTGATGGTCAAGAATTTTCTTTAGTTTTAGACACTAATGAGTTCTCTAAGAATGCAATTATTTCTGTAGGTTCTCGTCAGTATGGTCCTCGTTTCTATGTAATTAAAGATCCAGTTCCTTGGAACGTAGGTTACTTGTATAGCTTCACTTTGGTTAGTGATAACCCAACTGTTGATTATGTAAGTGCTAACTTCTTACAAACTGGTATTGAATTAGAATTAGTTGATGCTGCAATTGGTGAATTCGATCAAGACTTATTAGGTCTTCCTCGTTTAGGTGAGCAAATCACTATGTTTGAATCTTTAGGTTCTGCATATGGTTATGAGCACAAAATCACTGAATGGGCTGATGATAAAATGATGGTTGATGCTTCTGGCAAACCTTTGGATATTTTGGTATATGCTCCACAGCGTAGAAACCAATTACCTTTAACTCGTAATGATGTTAAATGGGAACCATTCATTGAGTTCTGGATGCGTAAATCTATGTTAGAATTAAAGGTTAAACGTATGATCTGGAGCAAACCAGGTACTGTTAAGACTAATGGTTCTAAACAAGAGTTGAAGCGTACATCTGCTGGTGTTTACCACAGAATGCGTAACAATGGTAACTTAGTACAATACAATCGTGGTGAATTTACTGCTAACTTGATTCGTTCAGTGTTTGGTGATCTATTCTACCGTAGGGTTGATGTTAAAGATCGTAAGGTTAAGATGTATACAAATGAAGCTGGATTTGATGTATTTCAACAAGCTTTGAAAACAGATGCTCTTAACTCAGGTCTTACTTTCATGGCAGATAGCGGTAATCGTTACATGCAGGGTGAAGGTCAGCATATCACTTATAACTTTGCATTTGATGCAATGGTTACACGTGAAACTGGTCGTGTTGAATTGATTCACTTGAAAGAGTTGGATCTTCCACAGAGCAATCTTGAATTTGGTCAGAACAAAAAGAGCACTCCAGTATTTATGGTGTTTGATGTTAGTCCAATGAGTGATGGTTCTATGATCAACAACATTCGTGAAGTAAGAATGAAAGGTGCTCCTTCTATGACTTGGGGTTATATTGATGGTACTCGTCACCACTTAGGATTTGCAAAATCTCAAGGTATGTCTAGTGCTAACAAATTCCCTGGATATGAAATCTGGATGAAAGATCGTTGTGATGTTTTCATTGAAGATTTATCTCGTACAGTTTTGATTGAGGAAATACCTCAGTTCTAATAAATCCTACCAAGAAGGGCTCCCTTTAACTCCCACCTTTAGGGAGCCCTCCTTAAACTACAGGTAATTGAATTAGGATATGTTTCCTAATTGCTGGCTCTTCGATGAGAATTTACCTGCTAATAAAACCAAATAAAATAACTACATATGGGCAAGATTGGAAAAATCTCAACGCTGAAAAAAGAGTATAATAACTCTCAACTGCAAACTATGCAAGGTGGACTTGCTACCAAAGGCTTAACAAGAATTCCTGGTACAGGAGTATTTAAGTATCCTTACAAAGAACTTGATGGTCAGTATAGAACAGGATTAGATGCTAATGCTGGATATATTAGACGTATTTCTGACCCTCTTGAAAGAGAGATGGAAATTGAAAGAGTTACAGAATTAAAAGCAAAGTTAGAGACAGCTCTTGGTGATGTTAACCTAGGACCTAGATCATCTTTCTGGAATTACGGAATGTCTACTTCAACAGAAGATGTACTACATGTACAAGCTGTTAAACTTACAGATGGTGATAATTATTATGATTTAAGTAATCCTTTCCAAGAACTAGCATTTGCATGGTTGAGAGTTCATCCAACTATTGCTTCTAGCTATCAGGCTTGGGAAAGAGGTGACTATCCTGCTGACATTCAGTTTTATGTTGCAGACGATGAGATTGAAAATGCAATTCTATTTAAGAAGAAACAATTGATCAATAAAGCAATTAGCAAATTTGATGCAATGACTCCAGAGAAGAAAAAGAAAGTTGCAAGACTTCTTGGACTTCCAATATCAGATGATAGTAAAGAAGAAGTTGTATACAACCTAGTGGATAATATTTTGAAAGAAACAGAATTCAAAGGTGGTAAATTCCAAGGACTTTCAACTGTAGAAGTATTTAATAGATTTGCAGACATGAAAGAGAACTTGCTCCATATTAGAGATCTTGTTAAACAAGCTGTCACTCATTCTGTATATAGAGTAAAACCTAATGGTAGAATTTATGAGGGTGATTATGAAATAGCTGTTGACGAAGATGCATTGATTAAATTCCTTGCTGATGATGATAACCAAGATGAGTTGCTCACATTAGAAGGAAAACTTAAAACAAAGAAACTCGCTTCGATATGATACCAGTAGATAGTTTATTATATAAGATCGATCAGAAATTAAATAAACTATCAACAAACGAACATCAGCAAATTCCTTTAGAAGATAAAATTTTAGCTTTAAATGAAGCTCAGATAAAGCTGATAAAACAAAAGGTTGATGGTCAAAGTACAATTTCAGGATTAGGACTTGACGCTTTTAAAAAGCGTTATGAAGATCTTCAAAGTCTTGTAGTTACTTACAATAACCAACCTTTAGATTTAAAGATAAAGAACCTTGAGTTAAATCAATGGTTTGCTCCAACAAATGTTTTAGTACCTAAATACATGTTCTATATAGATAGTTATGTATTGGCTGATAAAGGAAGATGTAAAGATAGGAAACTTTGGATTAATAGAGAATTAGCAAAGCATGGTGATCTTTCTCTCATATTAACAAATGATCATTATAAACCATCATTTGAATATCAAGAAACATTTAACTTTCTTTCTTCAGATGAGATAAGTATATTTACAGATGGTACATTTACACCAACTAAAATATATTTGAGCTACATGAGATATCCTAAATATATAAATAAAGAAGGATATATAATGTTAGATGGTGAACCATCATTTGATCAAGACTGTGAATTAGAATTATATCTGGAAGATGAACTTCTAGACCTTACAGTACAAAATCTTGCAATGTATACAGAGAATGCTCCTGCTGTACAGTCTGCACAATATAGAATACAAACAAACGAGTAAACAATTAAATTAAAATAAAATGGCTGATTTTTCATTAACTACCCTCTTCGTAGTTCCAGTAGGAAACACACTCCCTAGCTCTGGTTCTACTCAGAATTTGACCGCTGGTCAATTTGGTGTTTTCACTAACACCTATGCTGTTGCCAATGCTGGTAATATAGCAACTGGTCCTTATTTCTACTTAGCTCAAGGTAGAACAAATACTTACTTACAAGGAAGCAAAAGATCTGATAAGATTTCTGCTGCTAACGTAACTGAATGGTATAAGGTTACAGGTTCTCCTGTTGCTTCTAACCAAGTAACTGAAGTTATTAACTTTCACGTTACTCCTGGTACTGATGTAACTTTAACCTTACGTGCTCATTCTAGTTACATTGACACTTTGTATTTCAATGGTTTCACTCGTTCAGTAACTGTGAAAGCTCCTTGTCTTGCATGTGGTGCTGATCCTTGTGCTGAGGTTGATGTTCCTGCTTTGATTGACAGATTGATTTATCAATTAAATTTGAAAGCTCCAGGTAACAACCCAGACAACATTTCTTTCAGTACTTTCTATCAATTCCAACGTATTGGTAATGATGCTAGTGCTAAATTAGTTATCTCTGGTAAACCTTTAACTAAGTATGGTCAACCTTGTGATGTTGCTGCATTCCCTTGGGAATATGATCGTATGTACTTCCGTACATTCATCTATCCTGGACCTGCAACTACTGCTGATTTCATTGTTGCTGATAATTGCAATATTATCGCTAACCCTGTTATCACACAACGTGCTTCTTATGTTGCTGGTACTTCTGCTGAAATTCAACAATTAGAAAAGAACTTCTATAGCTACCAAGCTGGTTATTTGAAGCATCTTTACAGAATGGTTGGTTACAACGAAAACTTTGAAAGCTGGGTTACCGATGGTACCACTTACAACACTCTTTACATTAAATTTAACAACTGGGATAAATCTCTTTATCAATGGGGAGATTATATTCATGAAGATTCAATGGTTATTATTGCTGCTCCTCAATCTTTGAGTGGTGCAATTGAAACTTTGTTGTCAGTTGCTTTAGGTACTCCAGTTAATGATAGTGCTCCTATCACTTCAACTACTAGTACTACAACTACTGTTTGGCCTTCTACTTCAACAACAACTACTTTGATTCCATAAGAAGAAAGGTAATTAATATCATATAACCTATGCCAGAGGGTGAGAGGAAACTCAAATTCCTCTGGCATTATTATTTTAAAAAATATGGCAGATCTCAAATTAGAAATATTAGTAGTACCTACTTATAATACTTTAACATTAGGTATTGCTGATGCATCTACCTATCCAGTTGTCCCTGCTGTAACATCTCCCACTATTGAAATAACTGTTCCAGGTTTTAAAGTGGTTTCTCTTCCTTTTAATATTAATGACTTTAATATTTTTAATTCTACATCTTTAGGACTTACAGCAGTGGGTGAACCTTTGCTACCTCTACCAGATGGTGTATATTATTTAAGATATTCTGTTACTCCTGCATATGTAAATTATGTAGAGAGAACAATTATGCGTACTGAAGTTATTCAAGAAAAGTTCGATAATGCATTTATGAAATTGGATATGATGGAATGTGATCTTGCTATTAGGAAACAACAAAAAATTAATCTTAACAGCATCTATTATTTCATACAAGGATCTATTGCTGCTGCTAATACTTGTGCTGTAGATACATCAAATAAGTTATACACTCAAGCAAATAATATGTTAAATAACTTTATAAAAAATAACTGTTATTGCACAGGTAATAATTACGTAAACAATAATTTATATTAATATGGCAAACTGTACAGCATGTGGAGTTCAAGTTGGCTGTGGATGTCAACTAGTAAATGGAATGTGTTCAGCATGTAATTATGCTGCTAATCAAATAAAAAGATTTAAAGATGATGTTATCACCAAGGCTTACGAATTGTATAGAATGTTCTAGTATACCTGCACTTCTTGCAGACATTGATTGCAAATTATCAATTCTTGCTAATGATGCATATAACAATATTGTATTTATATTGAACAGACCCATTCCTGATGTAGTGATTGGTGATTTATTAAACTACAAAAGAATATTAACATACAAGTATTGTAACCCAGATTATGCTGTTCATTATTCAGTGAAGATGATAGCAAGTAAAGTAAAACTTTTAATTAATAAATAAACTATAATAAATGAGCAATTGTTCGAACTGTTATAATGGATGTACTGAGATTGTCTCAGATCAATGTGTAAGATATACAGGACTAGATGTTCCTGTTTTAGGAATTAAAACTGGTGACTCTCTATCATATGTTGAACAAGCATTGATTACCTTTCTAACATCTACATTAGATGGAACAGGTATTGTCATCACTATACCTCCAGCAAGCTATTGTGCATTAGTTAATAGCTTCCTACCAACTTGTGGTGATATCACTGCTGTTTCTTTATTTGAGGCTTTAATTAAGTCTGCTTGTAGTCTTCAAACACAAGTTAATGCAGTTGCTGCTGATATTGCTATCTTAAATGCTGATTATTCAGTTGGTTGTCTTACAGGTGTAACTAGTTCTTCTGATACACATGCAGTTGTTCAAGCTATAATTACAAAGCTTTGTCAAATAGATGTTAGTCTTACAGCTCTTGCTTTAAACGTTTCTACAAATTATGTAAAGCTTTCGGATCTTGATGCATTAATTCAAGCTTACATTAATGGTACAACTACTAGTACACAATATTATACAAGAATGGTTCCATATACAGTTGTGGAATATTACGGAAGTCTTTCTTATTTTAATTCTACAGGTGTTGGTAATCCACTACTTGGTTTTCAAGATATCTATTTATGTAATGGTTTAAATGGAACTCCTGATAAAAGAGGACGTGTTCCTGTAGGTGCTATACAATTAGTTCCTGGACCTGCATTATCTGCTGCTGTCAACCCTGCATCTTCTGTATATAATTTTAATTATGCTGTAGGAAATACGTATGGTTCAAATTCTATTACATTAGACGGTACACAAATTCCTGCACATACACACAATGCAGTTAGTACAAGTGTTGTAACAGACCCTGGTCACCATCACTTTGCAGGACATACTCCACAACAATGGGGTGCTTCTGGTACTATAGGAATTACTAATGAGAGTCCATATAATGTTCAAACTACTACATCTACTACAGGAGTAACAGTGGCTACAACAACAGTTAATAGTTCTTTTGGTGGTGGACTTGCACATAGTAATGCTCAACCTGCTCTTGCTTGTTATTACATAATGTACATTCCTACAGTTACCCCTTAAATTAATTTTCCTATGTCTTGTTTACCAGGAATGCCTTGTTATGGTCCAGAGATTTATGCATTTTATCCAAAAGGATGTTGTGGTGAATCTTTGACTTGTCCAGTTAATTCTGATATTGTTATATATTCAGGACCAAACTTACCAAGTACAGGAATTAACACTAACGACTCTCTCACTGTAGCATTACAGAAAATAGACGTAGCTCTCAGTAGTGATGTTTTAATAAATACAATTTTAACAGGTATTGCTACTAATCCAGCATTACAAGTTGCTTTTTGTGCATTAGTGCAGCAGTGTGCATATGGTCCTACAACTACAACAACATCCTCTACTTCTTCTACTTCTTCTACAACTACAACTACAACTAGTACATCAACTACTACAACCACTACTACAATACCTCCTACTACTACAACTACAACTAGTACAATATTTCCTTATACAATAGGAGATGCTTATGGAGGGGGTAAATTAGCATATATTTTACAACCTAGTGATCCTGGATATATTTCAGGACAAACACATGGTTTAATTGCAACAGTTGCTGATATTTCTAGTTCTGCTATATGGACATCTGGAGTTGGTAGTCATGTAACTACTAGCAATCTAATAGGAACAGGAAACCAAAACACAATTAATATAATAGCTGTGGATTCAACAGCAGGAATTGCTGCTAGACTCTGTGGAGACTTGGTTCAAGGAGGGTATTCCGATTGGTACTTACCAAGTGAAGATGAATTGAATAAACTTTATTTAAATAGAGTGGCAATTGGTGGTTTTACTCTTGATTCATATTGGAGTTCTACACAAGAAAACACTATTGATGGTGGATTTACCCAAGCGTTTTTCCAGAATTTTTCTAGCGGTAATCAAAATTATGCTAGTAAAGGTAATCCATTAAATGTTCGTGCTATTCGTTCTTTTTAATAAACCAAATAAATAAATAAATAATATGTTAACAGCTATAATAACACTAACTACTGCTGGGGCAGATACAGGAAACTTTAATCTATATTCAAATGTAGATGGATATACAGCAGCCTTTGAAACAGGTATAGCCAAATCTTCTCTTGTAGCTGGATATACATCGTATTTAGTTCCAAATTCCACTACAACTATAAGAGTTAAATCTAATGCTACGTGTACAAATTATATAGATATATCATTGGCAACTATCACTACAACAACTACCACTACTCTACCACCTGTTCAAGCAACAATAAACGTTCGTACACAAGATAAACCAGATTATACAGCATACATAGATGTAGTGTTCCCTGGAACCTTACTTGATTCTTTAAGTGTTAGTGGTACTGTTCAAGGATACACTGATACAGGATGTTCAGTGATGTCTGATACAGGCACCTTTGCAACTACACTAAATACTGGATTTCCTGGTTATGTCTTTGTAGCTCTTAGTGGTAATCCACATAATGACTGGCAAAGTAGAAAATTTTCAAATTTAGTAATAGCAGGTCAGACAATAGTAACTAATCCACAAGATATAATAGTGGGTGGTAACACATATACAATAACAGGATATGGTCTTTGTGAGACTCTATAAATAATAAAAAACTCTGTTTTATTGGTTTTACAGGGTTTATCTCCTAGAGTTTCTACTCTGGGAGTTTTTATTTATAACCAACTTGATTAAACTATATAACTAAATAAGTTAAATTAATTTGGTAAATATAAAAATTAATACGTATCTTTGGGCTAATTTAACTAAACTAAACTAAATATGTCAGAAAATCAACAACTGTTACAACAACTTGAAAAACTTTTAGGTTGGAAAAAAAGTAAAAAGTTCTATGCTGAAAAGCTTGGAATTACAGAAAATGAGGTTGATGAATTATTAAATGAATTAAGAAATAGAGAAACTGTACAAGATGATGCTGAGGTTGGAGTTTATATTAATGAACTAGAGGAACAGATATTAAAATATGAAGAAGATCTTATAAAGGGAACAGGAGAAGTTGTTATCAATTCCAAGAATGAAATTAAGAGTCTAGATGAATTGATTGAAAAATGTAATATTGATACATCTAAATGGGAAATAACTAAATATGTCCAGAACTATTGGGGTAATGGCGAAACACCTCATTGGCAAGTTAAAGCTTGGTTAGGTAAGAAGAAAACAGAAGAAGTTTTTCAGGATGCATTTGTAGAATTCCTATCTACATATGAACCAGTCTCTCCAGAAATGGTTGAGGTAAAATATACTCCAGCAAAAAGAAATGGTTGTATTATTATCAATAAACAAGATAGCCATCTAAACAAACATGATATAGATGGAAATAATAATATTTATGATAGATTTGCAACTATCATGTATAAGGTGGAAGTTATATTAGCACAAGCTAATATGTCTAATAATCTTTCTCAAATTAAATATATAATTGGTTCTGATGAGTTTAATAGTGAGTGGACAAATATGACCACCAAAGGAACTCCTCAACAGAACATATGTTCATATCAAGATTCATTTAAACTAATCTGTGAACATGAGGTGTTAATGACATCACTGTTGCTACAATACTCAAATGATGTAGAAATTATATATGTAGCTGGAAATCATGATGAATATGTAGGATGGCATTTAGTTAGTTGGTTACAAACATATTTTAGAAATGAACCTAGAGTTACATTTGATGGTTCTCCTAAATATAGAAAATACGTAAGCTATGGTGAATCAGCATTAATGTTTAATCATGGAGATGCAATTAAACCAGCTAAACTTGCAGCATTGTTTCCAATGGAATATAGAGATTCTTGGAGTGATCATTCCAATTTCTACATATTCACTGGAGATAAACATCATGAAGTGAGTCATGATTTTAATGGAATTAAGTTTTATCAAATTCCTTCTTTCTCAAACGCTAAAAGTCTTTGGGATGATAAGAACGGTCACACAATGTCCAAAGCAGAAGTTACAGCATTCCTAATAGATGAATTTGATGGAATGACAAATATATTCAAACAATATTTATAATGGCAACATTAAGAAAAGTAGTTTCAGATGTGCGTTCAATGCACAAATTGTTATCAACAGATAACCTCATCACTGATAGAGTGGTGGCATCTGAGATTAGAAATAACACTTTATTATTAGTTAAGAGAGAAACAAATCTCAGAAAGCTTTGGGCTACTGATACATTGTTTACCACCATTCCTTGTTTAGAGATGGTGGAAGTCTCTATTTCTGAATGTTGTGAATATGTAGATCCCTGTTCAATTGGAAGAAGTAGATTTAAACTTCCACGTATAGCTGAGGGAAACTATCAATATATTATACAAGGAGTTTATTCAATAAATGCATTAAGTGGTGTTGGTAAGAAATTAAAAGAAATTACAATCAATAGATATGTAAATCTAATAAAACTTCCCATCATTAAGAATGAAGAATACTATTGGATTCAGAATGATTATCTATATATTAACAATCCTTTATTAAAAGCAATAAGAATTTCTGCTTTATTTGAAGAAGATGTTCCTAATGAAGTAATGTATCCTGAATGTGGTTGTGGTGGACATGAACCCAATCTTGAAGACTTTTGTAAAAATCCTCTTGATAAAGAATATGCCCTACCTGGATATTTGCAAAACCAGGTGTTAGCTCTCACATCACAAAAGCTTCTTGCTACATATTTTAGAATCAATGATGATAAAACATCTGATAATAAAGATGATCAAGTAAGTAAACAGTAATGAGAGTAAAAACTGACTGGAGAAGTTCCAGTAAAGAAAACTACAACAATTTCTGCAAAAAGCATCCATCAATTAAAATTACATTTGATGAGTGGAAGAATATCGTTTATTCTTTCAATGAGTCTTTCAAAAATTATATATTAGAAACTGGAGAGAGAGCAAGGCTCCCTTTTGGTTTTGGAGAATTCTCAATCAATAAGAAGAAGAGAAAGAAGATAAAAACAAATAATGGAAAAGAATTCATTAATCTTCCTATTGATTGGCAAAAGACTAAAGCAAAAGGTAAAGTGATATATAATTTTAATTACCACACTGAAGGTTATTTCTTTGGATGGGTTTGGTTCAAAGAACGTGCAAGAATAAAACATTTAGAGTTTTGGTATTTTAAACCCTCTCGTACCACCTCAAGACTCTTGGCACATTACATTAACACTGATGAAAAATATCAACATATTTATTCTGAATGGCGAAAATAATATATAAATGTCATACTACTACAAATACAATTTTACAACTCCTGAAATAGTTTATTCAACCGTAAAGGAAGAATTAAAAAGTTATTTTGACACTGGAGCAATAGATGATCTAATGTTCCCAACTTATGCAGACAAATGTCTTAGGAAGTTAGGCAGAAGTTCATATGTTATAGCTGAACAAATTCTTTATATAGAGGGTTATGAGGCTAGACTTCCAGATAACTTCTTTGCTATGAGAGAAGCATGGATGTGTGCAGAAGTTCCTCAATATCCATATCAATCAGCAAATTCATTTTATTCTCAAGCTGCATCCCAAACAACAATACAAGTTTCTCCAATTACATATGGGGGACCTGCTTGTTCTAATGTTGGATGTACCGATCCTCAGTGTGGTGGAGAATGTATGCCTGAATTAATTCAAACTGTATATAAAACAAATAATCAAGTAGCACGATCTTTCACACAGTCCTATCTACTTAAGCCAGGAAACATATCTGCTAGAAGAAATTGTTCTTTAGATTATAACAATAATCCAGAAGCTTATGGATACAATGGTGTTGCTAATAACTCATCATCTCCAGGATCTTCTTCTGTTGATTCATTTGACATTAGAGATAACAAATTTGTTACAAACTTTCAAAGAGGTGTAGTTCAAATTATATTTTATGCTAATGAATATGACACAGCAGGTAATCAAATGATTCCTGATAATTTTCGTGTAAGGGAATATATAGAAGCATTTATTAAATATAAAATGTTTGAGACTTTATCTAATCAGGTGAATGATGAAACATTTCAACAGATTCAGCAGAAGCTAGTTTATTATAAACAACTTTCAGAAGAAGCCTTTATTATGGCAGATATTGAAATTAAGAAGCAAGATGTGTACGCTAAACAAAGAAGAGTTACACAAGATTTGAATAGATTGAACATGTACGAATTACCAAACAGAACTAATAGATATGGCTGGAGAAGATAATAATCAAGCTGGCAATGTTATACCAGAATATAATAATGCTACTACAGGTTTAAATTTAGATCAAACTGTTAATCAGATTCCTAAAGGTAAACTCACGTATGCATTAAATGCTGCTGTTGAAAACTTTGACTCAAACTCTGTTAATTATCAGAATGAGCCAGGGAATGAATTTTGCCTACTCTTTCCTACAAATTATCATTTGATAGGTGAGCATTTTATTGCTGAACAAAATAAACATATATTCTTTTTAGTGAATCCTGGAACAGGAGGATCTCAAATTGGATATATGGATAACAATGATTGCATCTATCATATTTACATAGATGCTCCTTGTTTAGCATTTAATATAGATTATCCTATACATAAAATTGTACACAAGATTACCAATTGTACAACAGAAATCTACTGGACTGATGGACTTAATCCTAGAAGATATTTAGATCTTAATAACATTCCATATATAATAGCTCCTGGGGCCACTCTCTGTACTCCATCTTATTTAAATGAAATTGATTGTAATCAACTCAAGATGCAACCTAATTTCAGTATTCCTAATTTAGCTATTACACATATTGACACTGGGGGAGATCTCACTGCTGGCACTTATCAATTTGCTATACAATATTCTGATGCAGCTGGTAATCCATACACTTCTTATTATTCTGTCACTAATCCAACTCCTATTGCTAATCCTCAGATAACTACACTTGAATTTAATTATCAAGTGGGTAGATCTATTGTATTAAATGTCAGCAATTTAGATGTTACAGGACAATGGCAATATTTTAATTTAGCAGTAATTAAAACTGTTAATGCTATTTCTTCTGTAGAATTAGCAGGCACATATTTTATTGATCAAGCTAATAGAAACATTACATACACTGGTCAGAATGTAACACAAATAAAACTGACTATTAATGATATATTTGAAAAATATCCATATTATGAAATTGCTCAAGATCTTACAGCTGTTCAAGACATACTTGTATGGGATCAACTTACCTCTATAGATAGAATTAACTATCAGGGTATTGCAAATCAGATTTCTCTTCAATGGGAAACTTATAAAATTCCAGCTACAGAAAATTATTCAAATGCTCTTAATGCTACAAATCTAAGAGGTTATCTTAGAGATGAGGTGTATGCATTTGAGATTGTTTTTCTTTTAAGAAATGGTAAACAAACTGATGGATTTCATATTCCAGGAAGAGTGATGGGATTTAACGAATTCTCTCAACCAGACGTTCCTACAACTAATCCAGACTTTATAGGTGAACCAACTTACTATCAAGGAGATACAGGATATAGTCCGTATTGGAAAATATATAATACAGCATCTGTAACTGGAGCTGCTTTAGGAGATCCAATTGGAAATGCCACACCATATCAGTATGGTGAATTTGCTTATTGGGAATCAACAGAACTTTATCCATGTAATGTAGATGTTTGGGGAACTCTTGCTAACACTCCTATTAGACATCATAAATTTCCTGATGTTTTAGTTAGTCCTATATTTGAAACTCCTACATTAGTGTATAGTGGAGGTCAACTTGCACCAGTGATACAAACTGCTGATGCTGTCTATCCTATTGGTGTTAGAATAAACCCTCAACAAATAAGTCAATTAATTGGCTCATCAAATTTAACAGCAGATCAAAAAGCAGACATTGCTGCATATAAGATTGTAAGAGGAGATAGAAGTACAAATAAATCTATTGTTGCTAAAGGTATATTAAGAAATGTTGGTCAATATACAAGAGAGAAAACTAATTTCTTCTATCCCAACTATCCATACAATGATCTTAAAAAAGATCCATTTCTTCTTTCAGACAGTAATTCATACACTGCACAATGTCAAACTTATACAATAACTCCTAATATTAACAACACTCTACTTTATATAGATTGTAATACTAACCAACCTGCAACACGTACATATCTTGCTTCAGCTGGTTCATTTGAAATATGTTCTTTAGGAAAACCAAGTTTTCAAACTACTGACCCATCAGGAACTATCTCTCTATCTAATTATAGTACATATCGTCTTAATACAGCATTTCTTAAAGGAAATAGGTATTCTTGGGTGAGTCCTGTAGATGGACTACATACAGAATGGGTTGATGCTAATTCAACTCCACAAGTAAACTCAATAACTGTTCCTATAAACATATCAAACAATGTTGGATCAGGAGTTGATTTTGTTTCTAAAACTACAGGAAAGCTTGTTTGCAATACAGATGGTGGAAACTTAAGTGGATTCACTGATGGTTCTAAATATAGAATGGTATTTAATTCACCAGAGACTTCTTTTGGACAACCATTCTTAGGTGGTGTTCTTAAATTAGAGAGTGCTATTTTTGGTGCAGGAAATGCTCATTTTGTAAAAGTTCAAAAGAATGCATTCTATAAATTACTGACTAAGGAAGCTCAAAGTGATGCATTAACATCTAGTGCTGCATTAGCAAATATTACTAATCCATTTAATGCAGGAGCAATGTTCACTGCATATCAAGCCTATCTCACTATATATGTAAATGGAATAACAAGAAAAAACTATGCTTATTCTTTTAACTCAATAGCTAGTTATGACTATTCTGCAAGTATTGCTAATAGTGGTATTAAACAAAGAGAACTTGATCTTTATCAATATCTTATTCCAGGTGTACAGAATGTAGGAGACACTTATAATATTAATAACTTTAGTAGAGAATCTTCTGTTTATTTAAAGACAGCTACAGAAAGATTTAAAACTTCATATCCTGCTCTTCCTTTTCCTAGTGATACACCAACACTTGCACCTGGAGGAACTAGTGTTATTTCTGATTATTCAAGATTTACTATTTCTGAAACAGCTAATTGTTTAACTCCTGAACAAGAACAACCTATAAAGGTTGTCTCTTATTATGGATCTTTAAAAAATACATTTGTTAACCAATGGGGACAGATGTATTCTTATAATACAATTGATACAGGCTTTCAGAGAAGTTTAAATTCACTTACTAAATATTCCACTGATGTAGTATTTGGTGGTGATACATTTATTAGTAGATTTGCATTTAAAACAAAGCTTCCTTTTTTTATAGATAATAGAGTGGGAGCTCCTGATGATTCAGATGTATTTTATGATGAGATAGGTAATGTTGCCTATCCAAAATACTGGCATTCTGCTAGATCTGTATTAAGTGATTTTACTACAACTAGTACTAATCCATCTGGTACAGTTGAGTTTAAAAATATCATTTCATACAAGGCTCATAATTTTGATTGTCCTAACACTCAAGAACCTAAAGATAATAATCCTGGCAGGACATTCTATGATGGAAAGTTTTATTTATTTGCATATGGTATTCCTTCATTCTATTGTGAGTCTTCTATTAATGTAGATCTTAGACAAGCATTTAATAATAAAGAGGGAGATTTCTTTCCACATGTAAGTACAGGTATTCCAGATAACTGGTTTCAACAAAGTGTTGTGCCTATTGCTTTTGATAATACATATTATTATAATATAACATTTTCTAAACAGAATAAAGAAGATTTTTTCTCACATCTTCCTCCAGATTGGAAAGCACAACTTTGTTTTACAAATTATCCATTTAGAGCAATTTATTCTGATACGCAAGAAGTGAATGCTGATAACAGAGTTAATAACTGGTTATCATATTCTCCAGTGGCAATGTTTGATTTTCCACAGAACTATGGAAAACTAACATCACTAGATGGTATTCAAAATAAAGCTATTCTTGCTAGATTTGAAAATAAGAGTCTTTTGTATAATACAATGCTCACTGTTCAAACTAGTAATCCTCAAGCTGCCTATCTTGGTAATGATAGTTTATTTAGATCAGCTCCTCCAATTGATTTTGCTGAAACTGATCTTGGATATGTAGGAAGTCAAAACAAAATGTTATTAAAGATTCCTCAAGGACAAATAACAATAGATGCTAAAAGAGGACAAGTTTTTTTAATATCAGGTAATCAAGCACAAGATCTTTCTGCATTTGGATCTGGACTTAATAGATTCTTTACAGATCATTTAGCATTTGAGATTCTTAGATATTTCCCTGATAGAGAAGAGATTATAAACAATGAAAGAATAGTTACTAAGGGAGTGGATACAGATAATCATTTCAATGGCTGTGGTTTACATGGTGTATATGATTCCAAATATGATAGAGTTATAATATCAAAACTTGACTATATTCCATTAAATGATAAAATTAAATACAATAGTGTTACTAGAGACTTTTATATTATTGAAAATCCTACAACAGCACCACTTATAAAAATTGTAAATCTCACTGATTCTGAATACTTCTGTAATAAATCTTGGACACTTTCGTTCAACATGAATACACAGAGCTGGATTTCTTTTCATAGTTATATTCCTAATTTTTATATAGCTGAGAATAATTTCTTCTATTCTGGACTTAATGAAGGATGTGATCTTGAAGCACTTGCTATTAATGAAGTGCCTATTACTAGTACTACAACTACCACTCGTAAACCATTGCCTCCAGAACCTACAACTACAACCACTAGTACAACACGTGATTGTCGTTTAACAGGAACTGGAACAGAGATAGATTGTCGTTTATCAGGAACAGCCATTAAACAATCTGATTGTAATTTAGCAGGAATGGCATTACAAGTTACAACTACAACAACTACAACTATATTACCATAATAAAATAAAATGGCAAAAACAATAATAGTAAAATTAACAAAAGCTGGAAACAGAACTGGTCCTTTCACTATATCTGATAATCTAGGAAACGTACTTGGAACTAATATTCCAAAAAGTGCTGTTATATCTGGAATCAGTTATAGTGTAGATGATCTTGTTAGTGTAATTATTATCCAATCTACAGGTAGGTGTAAGGTGACTAAAATGCTTCCTATAACAAGTCTTAATGTAATACAAATAGCAGCTATAAAGTTTGAAGAAACTAATACAGCTTCTATATGGAGACATTTAACTAACACCATATTATATAATACATACTATGGTAATATAGAACCATATGTAATTGAATATCCATTTAGTTATCAATTTCATGATGAGATTTTGCAGAATGTAAAAGACTTTACTAAAGCTTATAAATACCTACCTATTCCAGATGGAGTGTTTAATTACAATGCACGTGTAGAAACAAATGATAGATGGTTTAATAAAGCTATTCTTTATAATGGTCAACAATGTTCTGGATTATTAGAACTTGTACCAAAACCAGCACACAATTTAAAAGACTATTTAAAATACCCAATGTATAATGAAGAAAGTAAAACCATCACTTACACTAAGAGTGATAGTTTCTATCAATACAATACATTTTGGTCATTAATAAAAAGTTCACAAATCCCTATGTTTAATGTAAGCTGTGAATCTTTATCTATAGACAAAGTATTAAATCAATCTAATATGGACTATGG